CTCCAGCGTTTGTTGTCTAGAGGGGAAGTATGCTTTAATACGCTGTAATTTTTCACACTAGAAGAAGTGCTTCATCCTACAGGCCGCCCGTTCGCCCCATGTTTTAAGTGCAGGGCCCAGTCCTCGTTACTGGTATCTTCACACTTTGTACTTTAGTTTACACTAAACGTTGGTGCTTTCGCTAACGCTTCGTGATGCACTCTAGCACGTTCAAACTTATCTTGAATAAGTTTTTGAAGCTGTTCTTTAGTAAGAGTATTACTAAGAGCGGCTTCATAAGCCTGTTCAACAATACGTTCATTTAATTTTTCGTAATCTATCTGTTCCATTTCTTCCTTTGCAAAAACAAAAAACCCAGGGTTTTTAATCCTGGGTTCCTTTAAAGTTAGTAAGTTACTTGTGCTGTTTAAGCGTAACCTGCTCCTTCTCTGGAACCCGGGCTAATATAGCCCTCTGGTGTGCGATCTGAATTTAGACTATTAATCGCTAACCAAGATCCGTGCATCTGCACAGATAGTTTGGCTATTGTTTTAAATTGTCTAAAATTACAAATTGCTTTCATTTTGTTTCTCTTAAAATCTCTTTTAAATTTGCTAGCGGAATTGCTAACTTGTTCTTATTGTAGCGTCTTGCTACACCTTTGTCAACAACTTTCTGCATTTTCTTTGTTGTATTTTTACAACGAGGAAAAGTTACATTGCTTGCTAACTTGTCTCTATTATAGTACCTTTCAGTACCACTGTCAACAATTTTGGTAAACTATTTTTGTTGTATTTCTACAACAATTTTAGACTACCTTGCTTGCTAACTTGTTTCTATTATATACTTATTTAGTCTTTGTGTCAACTACTACTTGTATTTTTAGCTAAATTAGTTGGCTGAAAAGTTATAATCAGTAAATTTAGTTATGTTTGGAAAATCAAAAGAAGATATTGTACAGCTTCTTGTTACCTTGCTAGAAATGTTTGCTCGATACATTTTGTTAAGATCACGATATATCCATTGAGTAAGAAATTTAGATGTTGCTGATGTTGGGCAACGTTGTGTCAAGACCAAATTGCCAGTACTTCTTTCGTAGATCTCTATATCTATGAATTTATTTGTTAGATCTGCTTCCATAAACTCTCCGCATAATTTAATATTTCTTCTTTTTTACCTTCGTTGACAGGATCACTAATGTTTGTTGAAAGAGCAGTCCCCCAGTTTAAAAATTCTAAACCAAGATTAACAACAGTCTCTTCTTTGGTATCCCATTTATAAAGTCCTGAAAAGAAAATCCCAACACTATCTGTGAATGCAATTGAGGGGTCAAGCAAATTAATAGGCAATCCGCATCCAATATCATAGCTCACTTGTCTTGCTGCATCAAGTAGTATTTTAAATTGTTCAATAAGTGTTCTATAAGCTAGCATGTCATGATCAATGGTCCAAGTATCTATTTCAGAAACTAACATTTTTTCTGAAATGGATTGTCCGTATTGAGCATTGGGGCTTTCATACTCAGCATACAAACAATTTATATTTTTAAAATTTAATCTTTTATTTGATACCAATCTGTCCACTCTGAACGTATTCATCTGTTGGGATAGCTCATGTAATCTTGTTATGGCTAAAATATCATATCCACTCCAGTCATCTATGATTCTTGAAATATTCCCAGTAGTCAAATTGGTATATTCAATGGACTTGTTGCTTACTAAAATATAACCATTATCCAATATTTCAACAGCAGGGGATTCGTTGTCTAACGTAATCAAATTATTATAAAACTGAGATATTCGATTCTCAGAAGTCCAATGCTGCCATTTTTCTAATAAAAATGCAGATTTGTCGTCAGCTTGATCAAAAGGGTCTTGATTGTTCATATTTCTATTTAGTCTTTCAAAAATGTATTTAGCAAAAAAATCCATCACTAAATATGTTACTTATAAAGGACCAACATGCCGTCAATGAGCAATTTCACATCTGAATGGAACACTTACAAACTTAAAACTGAAACCGACCGTGGAATCATAGAAATCAAGTGGAGTGATGCAGATACTCTTGCCCAATGGTCTAACATCCAAGCTGGGTTGTATCTACAAAACGAAGCTTCATCTAGACAGCTATTCTATGAGCACTTTACTAGGTGGTATCAAATGTTCTGGAATCAACGGTTCCGTCAAGGAATTTTCAATCTATCAGATGATGCAGTTATAATGGACATTGGATCTGGAGTAGCAGTTATAGATATGATTCTTGCAAAATATTTGCCCAAATCTAAATTCTATCTATTAGACAAGGAAGGATTTGAATTCTATCCAGGTGTGTATTACGATTCAAATTATCCGCAATATCACAACTGGTCTCCAGTCATTGATGCTATTAAGACAAATGGATTTGAATCTAATAGATTTACAATTTTAAATCAAGATTCTGCGTTTCCAGAGCAAGTGGATTGTATTACATCTTATTTGTCATGGGGTTGGCATTATCCTAAAGATGTCTATTGGGATAAAGTAATGGGTAGTTTGAAGATTGGCGGAATGTTGGTTATGGATCTTCGTCCTTTAGAAGATAGAGATATCATTGCAGAGATTACTGAAGATATGAAATCAGATCCTGTTCTGCACCCGTTTGAAATCAAGTTACCCAAACATGTAGATAACAGACCAACACCTGATCCGTCTAAACCTTCAGGCCATAGAGCTATGTGGATAAGGAAAGGATAAGAAATGCTTGAACCAGGAGTATCACGGGACATATTCCCTATTAAAATTTACGAAGCAGATTTCCCAAATTTTGAGGAAGTGCAGGAGACTCTTCAGGCAGCAATCATGCCTTACTTTGATAACCCGGCATTAGGTAACGAATATGTCAGCGGGGATGGTGCCGCTATGATTATTCGTACTTGTAATGACTTGCATAAAGATCCAGTGTTTAAAGAAGTTACAGATTTTATTGAATTCCACAGCAGGGAATATTGGAAACAACTTGCTTATACAACAAGAGTTGACCCGTACATATTACAAATGTGGGCTAACGATATTCCTCCTGGAGGATTTACTCCTGCACACAACCATAACCCAGTTCCCGTTGGCGGTGCTTTTTATATCAATGCGACACCGGATAAAGGCAATCTATATTTAGAAGATCCTTTAGAAATGGTTCATGGTAAAGCCCCACGCGATTATATGCACAAACCTTACTTGTATACAGAAACGATTGCAGTGAAGCCTGGCAAACTTATTATGTTTCCAGGATGGATGAGGCATCATACTAGGAGTAACATGACACAGGAAAATCGTTATGTTTTGGGATTCAACATAGGTGCCTGGTTAAACTTTTTACCAAAGTCATGACGATCAATTATTTTAATCCCCATTCAAACGATTGGCTATTGAATAAATTTAGTTTTTATGAAGAGATTAGAAATAATGAACGTGCTTACTGGAGTGATAAGTATAAATCTTTTATCATTACTAGATACAGTGATGTTTTATATGTTCTAAATAATTCTGATATATTTTCATCAGCTAAAGGAAATTTAGTTGTTGAGAATACTAGTAGATTTGGAAACACACTTGGTGCTAGTGATGATCCATTACATAGTCTTTTTAAAAATATTGTTAAGAATGCATATAGTAAAAATAACCTACTACGTATAGAATCTTTATTTGTTGAGAAGGCTAAAGAACTTTTTAAAAAAGAATTAAACATTTCTTTGATATCCGAAGATCTATCAGCTTGGGTTGTTACGGAGATAATAAATCTCCCTTTTGATAAAGAAAAAATAAAAAATTTAATTTTAGGAATACAAAAACATGCTATGCAGTCAGTATTGGAAAATATTGATCAAAAATATTACGATGAATTTTTAGATATTCTAACAGATTGTATAATCAATAAAATAGAACCAACAGGGCCTGGAATATATCAAGAGTATATGCACAATGTTCCTAAAAATTTTAATGTGCTTTCTTTATTTACAGGCCCCACATTATCAGGAGCAGGTTCGTTAACTAGTGCATTGCAGTATCTTACTTTAGATGCTTGTGATAGTGTTGGAGAGTTACTTAGTAGTCCGTCATTAATACCAAATGCTGTTAATGAATCTCTTAGGTTACATGCGTCTACTGGAAGATTTTCTAGGACCGTTACGCAAAATGTATTGTTACATGGTATTAATTTAAAGGCAGGTGATAGGGTTATTGTTTGCCTAGATTCTGCTAACAGAGATCCGTTAATGTTTGAAAATCCAAATAAATTTTTAATTAGTAGAGATACCAACAAAAATCTTGCTTTTGGTCACGGCACTCATGCGTGTATTGCGTTAGCCATAAGTAAATCACTTATGGCTTGCTATTTAAAAATATTGATAGAGGAAGTTGGGTATTATAAAATAGTTAATAAAAATTTTGAATTTGTTATGACACAATCAGGAAACAATGATATGATAACAAATCTTATCATTGGACCCATTGACCAGTGAGGTAATTTCCTGTAGAGCCAAAGTTAACGCCTAGTATTAGACGTTTTTCATTTGTAGTGTTTGGTTTTACGTAGTGACGCAGCCAGCCAGGAAACATAATAAAATCCCCAGTCTTCACCTCAATCTCATAATGTAATTGCTCTTGTGCCTTATAGTCCATAGGCTGTGAAGAAAGAATAGCATCTAATGGGTTTTCTATTACCAAGTTGCCCATTGCTTTGTTAGCATTTACATACAACACACCAGTCAATGGCATTGCTCCGTGTAAATGGCTTCGTACCCAACCGCTGTGCGGGGTTTCATTTGCCCATACTTGTATAACTTTGGGTTCAAGCAAGTCAGAATATTTTAGTTCTTTCCAGTAAATCCTTGCATGTTCTTCTGCAAACTCTATTAGTTCCTTTGTTTCTGGAAAAGTTTGTAAGAAAGAATTTGTATGATATGTACACAATGTTCCATCTTGCATAGACTCAACATTATTAACTTTTGTTTTTTCAAACAATGGTTCTAACTTAGGGAACAAGTTATTTTTAACATCTTCTACATTGCTGTATTTTGTTTTATAAATTTTAATCGCAAACAAATCTAATGTCATTCGTCTTGTTTCCTAGTTATGTCTGCATAACCTTCTACAACATACGCATCAGGATTAAATCTTTTAATAAGTGCTTCTTGTAACGGACCCACAGTTGGTCCCTTCCACATGGATGCAATAGTAGTTGGTTCCCTAGTTTGCCAATGCTGAAATGCTATCAACGGAAATCCAATTTTCTCTGCTTCTAACCTTGAGCCAGCGCCATGTGATTCTCCATTTTTTAACACGTTACTCATAATAGGAACTTTTGCATGAGTCATACTCATCTTAATTACTTCAACGCCAGGATGTTCATGATCTGGAACTTTAGGATGAGGATGAATAAGATACATCTCTACTTGAAAGCGACCGTGTCTAAAAATTGCTATTGCTGTTGCATCGTCAGATAAGAATACTTCTGGATTTTGCGGATATATCATAGGCATACCTGCCGCCATCCACCAGTCAGCAAATGATTTTACATCGGTCCAATTATCTGGGATCGCTAAATCTTCTTGTGGATGCACTGCCGGAAAAAACAACATCCCATACTGCGGTACATCAATTACTTTATCATTCATTGCTAGTTCCTTGTACGATCTTATCGTGTATATCCCCTGTAGTGTCGCCGTGCCAATGTGCTGTAACACTAGTTGGTTGTACATTATCTGGCCATTGCTCAATGCTTAGAAATGCAAAGCCTCTGTTGTATGTTGTTAACCCGTGAGTGTCGTTAGGATCTACTGTTACTTTTTGTTTAAACAAAATACTAGTTCCGTCCTCATTGACTTTATTAAAGTAAGGGGTAGGATCAGCAACAAAGTTGCCGTTAACAGTTGTATTGCCTTCTCCTGATAGAAACATGATTATGCTTTTTACACCAGGGTGACTGTGTTCTGGAGTTACTGAGTCAGGGTCGCCAATATACATTTCTGCTTGAAATTGACCTTCCCTGTACAGCACTAATGCACTAGCATTGTTAGTTCTAAAAATAGCATTATGTTGTGGAGGACGGATAGGAAACCCTGATTCCTCGTACCACTGTGCAAATTCTTCTACAGTTTTCCACATGTTAAATCCTCTTAATGTCGTTCCAATCTAAATCTGGAACCTCTACTAGTATATCTTGTACTGCAATTGTTGATTTAAACTCTAGTAAAGTATATATAAATTTTGCTAAATTATCAGGGTCTATCTTTTTAGAGTCAAACTCTTTAGACATCTCAGTATCTACCAATCCAACAGTGAAATTTATAATGTACGGCCTTGCTTTAAATATTCTATTTTTAATTATTTCTTTTTGTTGATTCTTATCTTGCACGTATTTGGCCATATAATTAGGTATAGTCTTCATCAAAGTTGATTTACTATCAATGTTAATAATTGTATTAGTAGTTCCTTCCCACAATTCTATGGCATCATTCAATAACTGTTTTTGCGCATCTAGTGCATATGCATTATTGATAAAGATATTACAATTTTTTAAATTTTCAATTATTTCATTTCTAGATTTTTCATTTGTTATATCAAAGTTATTAGATTTACTAAATCCTAAAACCTCGTGTCCTTGGTGTTTAAAATGATCGTAAAGAGATTTTCCAATGCCGCGTGTGTGTCCTGTGATTGCTACTCTCATAATACTCCACCGATTATAATCATACTAAGTTGCGACCCCGGGGGATTAAATTTATGTATATCTAAATTTAAATTATGATCTAATAATTGTTGTTTAATTTCTTCTAACGTAAAACTTGCTCGTAAACTATTTTCAAAATCAATTTTGAATAACTCGTATTCAAATGGTTCTTTTTCTTTAATTATGATTTCTAATTCTTTTTCAGACTCAGGTCTTAAAAAATCAAATATAAGCACATCAACTGGATTAATACGTTTTACACTTTCCCAAAATTGTCCAGGTTCTATAAAATGATGCAACGCTAGTGATGATACTACTCTTTGATAATTGTCTGTTATTTCAGTAATTGCCATTTTTTTAAAAACAACATTGTCATGATTTTTGGTCAAATTTATCATTGCTTGACTATTATCAATTCCAGTAATTTTTGTTTAACAGCTTTATAAATAGTTCTAAAAAATATTTTGGTATTGTTTCGGTCACTTTTATAGTAAGCTTCGGCCTGCTTTGAGTCTAACATTAGTTCTGGTTCAGGAGTTCGTTTCATAATATATTTATGTTGATATTTTTTAAGATATATAAGTTATGGACCAGTCTTACGTATTAAAACCTACATGTTTTGAATTTACAGTAGAAGATCACTTTCCAAAATTATCCAAAAATAAAAAGGTTGGCGTGTTCCTTTCTGGGGGTATGGAGTCAAGTTTGATCAGTTTAATCGCTAAAGAATATTACGGCGAAGAGCGTGTTATTTTCTTTTATTCTGATAACATTTTTTCTTCTAACGATCCTAAAAGAAACGAATATATACATACAAATGTTAACCGTGCAGCAAAATTATTAAATATCGTTCCAACATATTTGGAATTTAACTATGACATGCACGTTAGTAATAGAAAGCAATCAATCCTGGAATGACGGTTTCTAAAATTATGGAAATAGCTTATGCTGATCCAGTGAAGTATAAGTCTACCATTGAAGAATTTCACCTAGACAATAGGAGGTATGCCGATGGCTTATTAGAGATAGATATTCCAGCTGAGGTATACCCACTACTAAGACAAACTTCTGGATTTATCAAAAGTCCGTTTAAGGATTTAAACAAAAGTGAAGTGGTTGATTTTTATAGTCAACTAGGATTCATTGATAAACTGTATGGAACGAGTTCATGTATTATGGAAGATCTGACTACTAAAGGAAAACACTGCGGATCGTGTTTTAATTGTCAGCAAAGATGGGACGCTTTTAAAATTTTAGGAAGTATAGAAGATCTGACTGAGTATGAATCAGACAACATAAAACATTATAGAGAAGAATTAGAAAATGTTATTCATTCATAATACAGTCAGCTTATGTGATCATTGCTATAGGCACGTACCTGCAATTGTCTACGAAAAAGACAATCAAATATTGATGACTAAAAAATGTACAGAGCACGGAGAACTTACTAGTGTTGTAGAGATCGATACTGAATTTTATTATGGTCTAGAACATCATAGAGATATTGAATCATTTAATCAAATTTTGTTCGAGGCGAGTGATAGGTGTCAATTAAGTTGCCCACATTGCTATCACTTGCCAGACAATAAAATTACAGATAGGCCAATTTCAGAAATTATAGAACAATTAAGTATATTCCCCAAAGATAGTGCTCCAATGCTAGCGGGTGCGGAGGCAACGCTAAGACCTGATTTTATTGAGTTATGTGAAGAGATTAATAAACTTGACTTTAAGAAATTTGAATTACTATCTAACGGGTTACGTTTTGCAAACGAAGAATGGACACAGCAAGTATATGATGCCGGATTAAAAACAATGTGTTTAGGCCTAAATCATCCCAGTTATCAAGGAGAAACGGTCCATGCTAAACAACTCATTGGTTTACAAAATATGATAGATACAGGTTATCAAATTGGATATGTTGGGTACACCATTGAAGATTACGAACATTTACCGTTTATTCTAAATGAGATCAAGTCTATAAATCACACCAGTATCAACCATTATAGAATACGCTGCGGAAGTTTTATTGGTCGAAGTAGTGATCAGCAACGTGGTTACCTTAGTAAACTTGTTAGTTTAGTTAAACAACACGTGGGAAGTGAAGTCGTAGCATATCCTTCAGATGACAACCCATATCATGTTATGCTACAATGGAATGATATTATATTACGACTAATACAATGGCCTGATGTTACAAATATTGATATGGAAGAACTTGCAACAGGACCTTGGTGTCAATTTTACGATGGCCCAGTTACAAACTTTGTACATCAGGTAATTACACGAGACGCTTATAAAAATATGAGTTTGCCCAAATTAGACACAGTTCCAGAAAAATATCAGTATAGATCAATGACTGGACAACATACGGATTATTGGAAAAACACTTGGCAAGGTCCTGTAGAATTTTACCATTTTAATTGGGACTTTGATAGTATTTGTTTTACCCCTAACCGTAAAATTATTCCTATATTAATTGCTTAGATAATCTTATGAATGATAATAATGTAATTTTTCTAACAGGTGTTATGACCCCGTGGTTCGAACGAAGCATTGCGGTATATCAACTTTCTAATTTTATAAAAAAACACGGGTATACAACTCAAGTAATAGATTTTATTCATTTGATACCAAAAAATGTATTGTTGGATTTGCTTAAAAAATTTACCAATAACAAAACTCAGGTATTAGCACTGAGTTCAACATTTATTGCCGAAGAGGTAACTTTGGGACTAACGAAAAAAACAGGAATAATTTCTAATGATTTACAACAGTGTTTGACTGAATATAAACTATTATTTCCGCATGTTAAATTGATAGTTGGTGGTGCAAATGCAAGAAAATTTAAAAATAATAACTTGTTTGATTTTTATATTACTGGCTACGGAGAATTAGCCCTTTTAAATTTTTTAAAGAATGGGGATACTAGATCTAGTAAATTTATTGATGGTGATATGTATCTTGGTAAATTTGATTCTTCTAAAATAGACCATATGTTTTGTGATCAAGATTTAATTTTTGAGGGGGAAACTCTTCCAATAGAGATCAGCAGAGGTTGTATCTTTAGATGTAAATTTTGTGCTTATCCGTTAAACGGAAAACGAAAATTAGATCATATTAGAGATGTTGATTTAATAAAAAACGAATTGATTAATAATTATGAAAAGTGGGGAGTTACTAACTATCTAATACTTGATGATACATTTAATGACAGCAATGAAAAATTAATAGAACTTCATGATATGATAGTTGCTTTACCTTTCAAAATAAATTTTGTATGTTATTTGAGGGTAGATTTGTTGTATCACTTTAGGGATACACAAATAGAAATGTTAGAACGTATGGGTCTTAAATCTTGTCATTTTGGTGTAGAGAGTTTTAATCCTAAAACTGCTAAATTTATTGGTAAGGGATTAAGTGAAGATAAAACAAAAGACTTTCTTTTGTTTTTAAAAGAAAGATGGCAGAATAAAATTAGTTTTATGTGTACATTTATTGTTGGGCTTCCATTTGAAACAAAAGAAAGTTGTATTGAAACTGGCGAGTGGTGTGTCAAAAACGATATAACATTTTGGACAATGCCTCTGTTTATAGATCCCGCACGAACATATAAAAGTGATATTGATATCAACTATGAAAAATACGGATATGTATTGAATCAAGATGATTGTTCATGGACAACTGATTTTATGACTTTCCATGAAGCACTACAAATATCTAATAGATTTACAACAGATCACAATGACCATAAAATATCTGCTTGGAATATGTTTGCATTATTAACTTTTGGGATATATTCCATTGACGAGTTATATCATATGACATACCGTGAATTACATACTGACTCTAATAGAACAATTTTTCAAAATAAAGTTAAAAGTTATATAGAAAGATTGAATAGATTATGAACGAGTGGATTATAACTTCTGATAACAATTGTCAAGAATGGCAAGACATTTATAAAATTGCTGTTAGTGATAAAGATCATTTGCTTTGGGAAAATTATCAAAAAATTGATTTAGACACATACGAACATATGGTTGTGAATATTCGAGATGGTATTCCTGCTGCATTTCACGGAGTGTACAATCACGGACGCTGGCCTACTAATTTTAGTAGAATATGTAATAGGGCATATATCAATCCTCATTTTAGAAATTTAGGACAAGGTCTTGAGATCACTAGTACCAATATCAAGTTTGCATTGGACAACTACTCTCGTTGGGGTAAAGATGTGTTGTTTATTACTAGAGGAGTACAGTACGATAATGTAGAAATTAGTTGGCGTAAATTTGAGAAGTTTGTTAAGTTCTTAAAATCAACTACTGGTTATACTGATTTAACATACGATAATAGACTTTACAACTGCTGTGATTCAGGTTGCAAAGATTGCTATCAATTTGCTGTTTGGTACAACCCAAAAAAAATCAAAATCACAGTTAATAGTATTACACAAGAGGATTGGAAAAATTTGTCTCAGTAGAATTACTACTAAATATTTCCATGACTGATGCATTAACACATTTAGATTATTCAATTGACACTACTGCTTTATTGGATTCAGCATCTAAAGCAAAATTAGAGTCAAAACCTTATACTGATTCTAGGTATCCAGATTTAAAATTAGATAGATGGCATATTGGACATTTTACTGATGACTACATTAAAAAGATAATGCAAGATTTTGAGGTGGACGGCAAGCCAAGATTTTATTGGCTAGAGCCATTCGCAGAAATTCCAGAACATGTTGATAATGGAACATTGTGTTCTATTAATTTAATAGTAACTAAAGATCCGGCTCCTATTACTATAAACGGAGAGGAATTTTTTTACAAGCAGGCATTGTTAAACACTGCTATTCCTCATGCTGTATTCAATGGGCCGCATGAAAGGATAATGTTGAAAATATCTATTTTTGACGAAACATACGAACAATTAAAAAATCGAATAAAATACAAGGCAAAAGAAAATGCTAATAACTAAAACAGATATTACTGTTGATTTAGATCAAATACGTAAAGACTTGGAACACGTACTTACACTACAAAAGTGGCCGTCTCCGCCGCCATTTTCTAAATTGCCACACAATCAAATTTGTCTTAATCACAGAGAAGGATCCAACGATCCCTGGTTAGAGGGTGCTGGCAGTTTAACGGATACTGGATTGTTAGAGTCAGATTTTGATATTTTTAACGACGGCGTTCCAGAATATACACAAACTGTTTTAAAAAATCTAGCTCATCAACAAGGTGTCAAGTTTGGACGTATTCGTTATATGAGAATGCCATCCAAATCAGGATTATCAGTTCATGTTGATCTTGAATATAGATATCATTTAGTATTGCATACAAATAGATTTGCAATGTTTGGTCATATATATGAAGGTGATGACGAACTTGGCAAAGTTTATCATATACCAGCGGATGGAACGTTTTATAAAGTAGATACTAGATTAGGCCACTTTGTTTACAACGGCGGTTGGGAAGATCGCATTCACTTAGTTATTTGTGTTATTGATCAATAACGTGTAAGCAGACGGCAATACACTTAAAAATAATTGCATCACATTAAATCCTGTAGTTGATGCATCATGCACTAGTGATGTATCAATAATATACACACGACCCGGCTCATAGTCAACTAGTTCTAATTCACCCGTTGTAGGATTATAAAATCTCAGTGCTACATCTTTACTAGTTGCTGCCCACAATCTAATCCACATACTAGGTACCACTGTATCAATGTGCGGGAAGAAAAATGCTCCGCTGTGCCACTTTAATATATTACTTCTACACCAGTGGTTGTCAAACATACGTAACGGACTTAATGAAGGCAAGTTTAAAACTTCTGTTGGTCTTATGCAATCAGTTTCGATTAATGGGTGTGTTGGGTTATTTCTATTCCATGCCATGAGAGAGCCGTTTATAGGATCATTATCAATTAAGTCACCTGATTGATTTACAACTGCGAGACCATAACGTTGTAGGTGTTGATGATCAATCCCCCATTTTTGAAACTTGTTATTATATTGTTTTACTTGCATATTAAATGCATTACAATCAATAACTATGTTAGTTGGAGTCAAAGGAAAAGGATGAAGACGTTTATAATCTTCATCCTTTACTACACTAGTACAATTTCTAAAAATTTCAGCAGCACCTGATTTCTCAAATACTGCAACTGTTTCATCTATGATTTTTTGTGCATCTATTTTCATGCACTTATTTACATAGATTAACGATTCATCACGTACATAGTGATTTCAAATCCAAAACGCATATCAGTTGCTGTTGGTGTTGTCCACATAGTATTTCTCCTTTAATTAATAAAATTACATACTGTCTGTGTAACTGTATGTATCTGTATTATACTAGAGAAATAGTTTGTTTCACATAGTGAAAATCATTAATTTACTATCGTAAAATTAACTATTCAAAACCTTAGCAACTGAATTCATTACACTGGCAATACGACCAATGTCACGAAGTTGTTCTACTGTATAGCCTTCTGTCTTCAATGTCTCGTAATGTGCTTTTACACAGAAGTGACACTTGCCCACAATGCTTGCTGCCAACGAGAATGCTTCAAAGTTTGACTTAGTAGTTCCACCATGACTAGCAATAGCGTTCATGCGTAACTGTGCTGGCAGTCCTTTAAGAGCAGGATCTTCGGCCATTTCAACATATGGATACCATACATTGTTCTGTGCCATAATGCTCGCGGCCGTCATTGCTGACTCGGCGTGTACAGGTGCATCGGCAAGTATTACTGATAGAATTTTACCGTTGCCAGTTGCGGCCAGTGCAGCCACAGCACAACCCATGGCCACATCAGCATCTAACGTACTACGCAAAAGAACAGCGTCAAGATTTAACTTGGTGTCCTTTGCGTAGTCTGGCAACGCTGATTTAACTGCGTCGATGAATGCCATTATAGTGTCTCTCCGCCTACTGTACGGTTACAAGCACACAGTTCGCCAGTTTGTAGCGCATCCAATACACGAAGTGTTTCTTCTGGGCTACGACCAACGTTCAAGTTGTTGACAGTAACGTGTTGGATAACGTTTTCTGGGTCGACAATGAATGTTGCGCGAAGTGCGGCGCCTGCCGGTGCATAGAAGACGCCCAGTTGTTCAATCAAACTAACACTGCCACGTTCTTCGCCACTTTGGTGACGAGCAGTGTCAGCAAATTGAGTATGAGTAATTTTCTTCAAATCAGCATGGGCCATTTGCCATGCTGTTTTACAGAACTCATTGTCTGTTGATCCTGTAAGCAATACTGCATCGCGATCAGCAAAGTCTTGCGTCAACTTGTCGTAGGCTACAATTTCTGTAGGGCAAACGAATGTGAAGTCTTTTGGATAGTAAACGATTACTTTCCACTTGCCTTCAAAACTCTGGTCTGTGATTGTGAAGTATGCGTCTTCTGGTTGTCCTGGCTTGACCCCTGTGATTGCAAATGCTGTTAATTTATCGCCAACTGTTTTCATAATATCTCCTTGTGTGTGTTGAAAACTTAATAACTCAGTGTTTGTACTGATATGTTATTGTAATAGTATTTAATGTTAAAATCAACCTTTTTAATAGATTTTTACAATAATTATTTCAATAACGCTTATAGAAAAAACCAATGATACTATTTGGTTTTTTCGGCAATGTCTTTATAGCCAGCCCAACTTGGATGGATACCATCCTTTTGTAAACGTGTTACAGGTAATACAATGTCGCCATTTTCTTCAGCAACCTGTCTTACCATTTTTTGTATGTCTTCAACTGGCACATTATTTTTTGGATGCACACCTGATGGTAAAATCCAAAATACACGTTTGGCTTTGGTCATGTCGCGGATTGTGCGTAATTCTGTAGTAGTCTTAACACCTTTATGATCGTTACTGCCTAGACTAATAATAACAGTCTCTGCAATCAAAGGCATATTACCGATATTTTTATTAACCCATTGCCATGAGTTAATACCACCTTTCGCATACGCAACGCACTCGGGTCTAAATTGTTGTGTACCCACTGCGATGCTGTCACCTACAATAATACATTCAAGCATTTTTACTCCTCTGTTTAGTTTCTTCTAATACCTGTGCAATTTTACGAATACGTTCCACGTCATCGTATGTTGCATTGTTTTTAAAACGATTACAGCGTTCACAAATAATCCAAAAGTTTTCAATGCTATTCTCGCCACCGTAACTTTGTGGAATAATGTGATCGGTACTGGGCGTAGCATAATCAGGTTTGCCATGATTATTCTTTCCTAGACCATAGTCCAACTCGCTACCACAGCATGGGCAGTGGGTTTTGCACAATACCAAATATGGCTCATACTCTACTCCCCAACCCATGCTGTTGACCTTGGCCCATACGGGTCTGAGGTCACGAGTTTCACATACTACAGCGTAAAGATCTCGACTGTAGTATGTGCCACTATCATACTTTGTATGAAGTTTATTCTTCATCTTCTTCTTCTGTTTCCACTACTGTATCATGCATAGTGGGCATTTTGATTTCAAACGGCTTGTCGCAAAGCTTCTTGCCTTTTGCTTGTTCGTACAAACTAATAACACCACTAGCAACTTTCTCACGCACACCCATACCTTTGTAGTTAGTAGGGTAAGTAGATTGGAAAGCATGATTAATGCTCAAGTGCAGTTCTTTTGCGCCATCGCTGTACAGGCTAGATTCATAGAAAATGTCATTGAATATTGAATCAGAAAACACATTCTGTTCAATAAGTAGTTCGCGCACTTTCAAAAAGCCCAACATGGTGGGTTCTGCAATTTTTTCATTAGGCCAAAATTGCAACATCTTAGATAGCACAAGTGTCAACGGACCATTGCCATAAGTTTCACTGGCTTCAATTAAATGGCTAATGTGTGTAATACAACCTGGTTGACGCTTTTTGTATGCAGTTTCGCAATTGGCGTCTGTTACTGCTTTTTCCAATGCAATAGACGTTTTGTCGCCCATTATGATCTTTTGCTTGTGAATAAAGTATTTGGCCATTGGCTCGCTATCAGTATTACCTGATAATAACTGTTTGGTCTCAATGCTTGGATCGGTACTTTCAACATAGAAGCAAGGTACTTCAGAAAGAAGACCATATTGGATAAGCCATACAGTCATGTGCTGTTGGCCATCAGATCCGTAATAACGGTCTTCCACTGGATCATAACGGCATTGCAATGGGGTGACACAATCGATATCCCATTTGACATTAAGTTTCTGCATGTGCTTGGGTTCAGGCCAACGTTGTCGTTCATAATTGATAAAAACTTTATCTGCGGGAACCCACGCAAATTTTAGATGTTTTTTATAATCAATTGCAGGAGATTTTGCAATTTTAGCACCAATGCGTTTAACAACGCCTTTGGCTACATCCACGATTGGGACACGTTTATCGCGCAATCCAGCGGATGGATCGAACGGGGCTAAGTTTGTAGTTGTACTCATTTTAATTTCCTTTTCTGTTTTCAACAAGTGATGTTAGTAATGGCATCGCCCTAACATATTAAACACAACTGCGTGTTTAATGTAGTAATTATACAATCGTTGCTAATAAAAGTCAATACCTGTTTTGCCAAAATAAATACATTACTGAAGGAAATTATATGAAAATTGCCGAGTTACTAAAAGAACAATCTCCAGCAGATCAAATAGCCAAAGATAACGAAATTATAGCTAAAGCCATGCGACAACGTTGGGAAGCTGAGCAACGTGCTAAACAGGGTGCTCCGCAGACACCTGTGCAGTCCACACCGCAATCTGCACCTGAGAAAGTTGTAACTCCTGATATGATTGCCAAACACCCTCAATATAAAGAATGGTATGACAAATATCTAGCAATGGAGTTACCAAGAAGTCCGCATCGTGGTGCAGCAGAAATACAGGCTAAAAAATATGCAGATAGTAAAATAGGTAGTTTGATTCGAGCAGGAAAATAAATGAGTGTTTGTTAGTCTTTAAACAAACTTTGATACTCATGGAATTTTTCATGCCATGCGCGGTGATAGTCAATCTCTGACTGTGTTACGGCATACTCTTCTTTATTGTAGGCCAATACTGCCTGTGCTAGAGATTCTTGTCTATCTTCAAGTAATGATTCTAACATTTCTTCAGGCATCTCCATTTCGTTTTCGCTTAGACGTTTTAGTTCGTCTGCTCTATATTTGATAGACTCCTCAAGGTCTTGCATTAATACTTTAGGTTCTTCTGCAAATTCTTCACCCATAAACTCCTCAAAACTCATTGAGGGTCTGAGTCCTAGTTCAATCATTTTATTATCAAACTTTTCAAATACTTCCGTATGGTACTTGCGGAGAATCTCATCAAATTCTCCATTCATGTATTCTTCTTGGAAGCCCATTTCAATAGGGCCCACAGTCATATTGTACATTCTAAAACTGCTGACTTCTAAAGGAATAGATATTGCGGTGTCTAAAGTATCAAGTAAGGACTTGTTAAGTTCCTTACACTTTTGTTCTACTTGGCTCTTGGGAGATAGTTTCATATGCGGGTTCTTCGCGTGTTAAGTGAGGTGGGTTAAATGCTTTCCAACTGTCTGGGGTAAACAACTTAACGGGTTTCCAGTATTTGTAAATTAGGTTATTGATTACTATGATTCCAGCAATCACTACAATAAAGCCTAGCATTGTCAAAATACTGCCTACGAAAAAAGTACTTGCCTGATCTAAAGTCATAACAATTACGCCTTAGTAGGGAAAGGCCAAGCATTACTTTGCACTGGTGCGCTAGTGTAACGATAGCGTTCGTTAACACTATACAATCGATCATCAGTACCTTTCTCAAAGCCTTCACGATAGTTAAGACGATCTTTACCAAACTGATCATCTGTAGCATTGTAGCTATTTTGATAGCCTGCTGAGTAGCCTGCATAGAAAGCACTATTGCCCAATTTAGGACCGGCATGCACTGGCTTACTACCAACTGCGGTAGTTTGCACTGATTTGGTAAATGCATCTTCTGGAGCAACATCCAATTCACCAATAACTTCATATCGGCAAGTACGACCCTTGGCATCGTTGTAGTCACTTGGGATACTTACAACATCAGCTGGGTTAATCTTAACGATAACTGTACGTTCTCCACCAAAGCTGGTCAAGTAACTCATAGAGCAGAAGTGCAAGCCTGTTGAGCAAGTGTTATCTTTATTGTCGTCAACATCGTGACGTTCCATTTCAACCACTTGTCCAATGCTGTTATCAAACTTGCCTGAGTGAACGTCTGTGTAGTCTGCACGAACTTTCTTGTAAGCAAGGAAGTGTCCATCTGGGGTGATTGGCAAGTTACCTTTTTCCAAGAAGCCATACAGTTCTGTAACTGCTCGCTTAGAAGGATTCTTGTACAAGTTCTCCATGAAGTTAACCATGGGCTCAATTGGAAAGCCTTCTTGAAGCATTTGAATCATACGCACTGACAAGCCAGTGTTCAGTTCCTTGCCCTTCCAAAACAGTGTCTCGCCTTGGATAGACACATTGCCTTGTCCGTAGTTCAACACAATCTTTTTAGGTTCAATAATATCTGGCAATGAATCCCAGTCATTGGCCTTAATTGCGTCCAACACTTTTTGGTAAGTGATGTGCGTCTTGCTAATAGTATGTGACTTGTTACCAATTACAACAACAATGTTGCTACCTTGGATCAAATATGGATAAGCCATTTTAAACACCCTTCTTTGTATCAATTAACGAAATATATTCTGCAACGGCGGAATTGTCATTACAGTAACCGAGGCTGCTCAATAATGGGTAGCGTTTGTAAACGGCAGCACTTTCGTTTACAATGCTTTCTTTCAACGCAGTCAGCTCAATTAAACTGACATTGTAGCGTTGGCACAGACGATTAAGACTGTACTCGCTAAAATTAATTTTAGAAGTATCCTTCAACTTTAACACAAACTCCACATATGGACTTTTTGCATTATTGACACCTTCTACAATATCCTTATTATACGCAATTAATGTTCCTTTGTCAATGCTACTGACAGCTAAATTCAACTTTTGGTCATCAGTAACATTGCTCAAAACAGTTTGAATCATGTCTTCAACATTAACCCAATTTGCTTGTGACTTGATGAATTCAAGGTCACCCTTACGCACACCCAACACTTCAACTCGAAGTTTGTCAAAGCCGCAGCCTTTCAAATCAGAAACAAAGTCCTTACCGCTGAAGCTAATACCACCTTTAGAGATAACATTAAATCCGCTCAACGGCAAATAGTAATGCGTTTCGGTAGTGCTGAATTGATCAGCTTTGCCAGCATCACGCCACACAACCTCTTTGCTACGATAGTAGCCTTGACCGCCACGTTCTTCCAAACGCAAAATGCTCACGTTCTTAGCACTACCAGAATTTTTAACACGTTCTTTGGACAACAGCGTACTGGCCAACATCACATTATGTGGATTGCCAATTGATTTCAAAAATGCATCAAACTTAACAGGCTTGCCTTTAACAGCTGGTTCAATCACATATACTGCTGACGTATAAGGATCGTCCTTGCCAGCAGGAGTGTTACGCCAGTGGTACTTTGCACGTTCAGTGGCACCTACCTTGTTGTCGTTTTTAACAAAGTAAGAACCGTCTTGAACGCTAATGCGCCAGTAATGGATTGGAGTTTTGGTCACAGGTTCGTAGTCATAATCTGGCTTCATATTGGAGCAAGTGTTCTGGCTACGACCTTTTGTAAAGCCACGCAATTCAATATTGTACTTCTTGGCCAATATTTCAGCAGTGATTTTGAAAGGTACCAAACGACCATACTGATATGAGTTTGCGTTATCAGTATCAAACATTGGATCTTTAGTATCCACAACAAATTTGGTAACGGCAGCATGCCACAATTGGTCATCACGCTTCTGATTCAACCAAATAGCACGTTTCCATTTGTTGTCAAACTCAGCAGCCTTCTCAGCAATATGAATGACCAACTGTGCGTTCAATGCTTCCAGCTTGCGCTTGATGGATTCAATTGTTTGTGGGATATATGACAAGCCTTCACGTGATGCTTGGAAGTCCAATTCGCCAATGGCAAAATGCATTTCCAAACCACAGTTTAGCAAACTACGCAAATTTCCCAGTGCTTTGTCTGCTTCAGGAACTTGCACAGGATAAGCAATGTTACCCATAATGGCCACTGAGCCGCCGCCATCAATTTGGTGAACGCCTGGAACAATGTCTTTTTCTTTGTAAGACACATCGCGGAATTGGAAGTCACTAATGCCGCTGATAACTGGACGAAGTTTAAAGTACTTGAATACTTGACGTGCTTCATCAGAGAATTTACTAAAGTCATAACGGTCATTGACGCTAAATTTAACTTCAACACCAGCTGGGTCATCAGTTACTTCATCCATCATCTTAGCAATGCTAGGTACACCAGCTTCATTAATGAAAGCAGTGTAGATACCTTTCACACCATTTTGGATTGCGGTTACTGTAAAGTTGTCTGTGTAACTAAATGGTGACTTTGACCCAAGACCAAGAGCACCAATAAAATCATTGCTATTAGTTTTAGTAGACTCGAAGTACGTCGTATAAATGCTTGTAACTTGTTCATGGCTCAGTCCTGTGCCGTAGTCGCGAATTGAAAACCAAGGTTCTAATTGATTAGGAAGATGCACATCGAACGGTGTGTCTGACTTGCCTGCGGCCACATGACTGTCCACAGCGTTACAACTTAATTCGCGGATAATTGCTCGGACTTTGTTTGCGTACAAACCTGAGCTAAGAATAGAAAATGCTTTGGCGCTGTTACGAATTCTGAACTCACCAATTTCGCCAACATTGGACAAAACGGCTTCATTAACTGGAGCGTTATTAAGTAGCATGGAAATCCTTCTCTGTGTGTTAGTGTATGTGTATATTATATACAGTCTAGCACCAATTGTCAAGTCAAAAATTAAAAAAAATGGGCAAAAATGCCCATTTTGGTAAACTACGTTACAGTTTAGAACGCATCGTAGTATTGGAAAGTCTTTTCTTTCACTTTGGTAAGTGTAAGAGCAACTCCTTCATTGTTCATAAAGATGAACGTGCCAGTAGCAGGATCAATCTTTTGGATTTCTGCTGGAGTGAAATTGGTTTCTTCCCAATTCCAATCTGCTTCCTCGTCATTTTCATCCTTGTCAGTCCAAGGCACGCCTGCGTCTGAAATTTTGAATGACAAGTTAATCTTGTTCTGTAACGGATTACCTTTCCATTCACGTGTTTCCAAATGCTTCTGATCAACAGGAATACCCTTAAAGTTCAAATTGGTAATGTACTTGTTACCGTCATCGAACTCTGGTTTGGCATTCAACATCTTCAATGCTTCTTCAGGTGATTCATCGTATCGATTCATTTCTTCAATCAATGCTTTTAGCATGTCAAAGTTGAATTGTGAGAACAATGAAGCAATAGAACAGATACGTTCAATGTATGTTTTGTTCTTCAAGTTATCTTCACAGTACTCAATAATAAAGTCATGTGTCAAACCCTTGTAGTCCAACATGTAGTAGATACGACCTGGACGATTTCGCATGTGTGAATCAACACGCCACTTGTCGTTACATGTAATCACAAACAACTTTTTAGAAGGAAAAACACCATCCAACAGAGTTAGCATAGCTTCTTGTTCTTGTGAGTCGTACACTTTTTCAAACTCGTCAAACAACACAACACATGGTTGCTCAATTGATTGGATCAGTGCATTAAACTTGTCACCAGTCCATGGCTGATTGATAACAATGGTTGGGATACCATCTGTAGCTGCCTGAATAGACAATGCTTTGGCCAGCAATGACTTTCCAGAACCCTTTTCACCCGTAAGCATTACGCCAGTAGATGCAGTACGGTCCATGAACGTGTTCAAAATACGATCAGTGTTCTTGACCAAATCTCCGTAGCGTTTGCCTTTGATCTCAAATGAATCAATTGATTCAAGATACAAATTATCAAACGGGTCTTTCTTAATTGTGTAATTCCCAGCGGGCAACTGTTCGTGTAGATCCATTGCTTCTTTTGAAGAAACACGGAACGTGATGCCTGATTTTAGAAAGTAAGTCATTTTGTTCTCTTTAAGAGTTTGTTGCGTTATGTGTCTATTATAGCTTCACGCTAGCAGTAAGTCAATGCACTTTTAATTTTATTTTAGTCAGTACAACCAAAAAGAAACCCGCCGAAGCGGGCTCTGCTATTTTCGGTGACAAGGTATAACTACCTCGCAAGTGCAGTTTCTTAGGCTGCTAATTCGAAACGCTCAGCATTGGCAGCGCGAGCTACTGATGCTGGAACTTCGAAAAACTTGAATGTATTTGCGTTTGCATTTACGAGTTTTGCTTGGATTACGTCCATCGCCTATCGTGTTGCCGTCTCTATTATCTCACCCTGTCGAAACCATGGCAGGCCCGTCAAAAACGCACTACAAGGTTGCCCATTATTAAGAGGGGTGTAGTGCCCGTTTGGTGGACGTGGCGAGAGTCGAACCCGCGTCCAGAATGCCTTCACTTTGAAGGGATTACAACAATTCCTTAAAAAATGAAATGTACAAATAAAAATATAACAATTAAAACTGCTACAATCAATTCGTACGATTTCATTTTTATTCCTACTTATGCAGGCTGAATATTACTCGCCTGTTTGCCTTTTTGACCTTGAACCACATCAAAAGTTACCTCTTGATTTTCTTGTAGAACTTTGAAGCCTGAAGTCTGAATTGCTGAGTAGTGAGCAAATAAATCCTCACCGCCGTTGTCTGGAGTAATAAACCCAAAACCTTTGGTTTCATTAAACCATTTTACTTTACCTGTTGCCATTTACTAATTTACCTTGTTAAAACACTATTATAGTGTCAGTTATTTATCCAGTCAACTTTTTTGGTTGTTTGGAACATAAATATATGTACAAAATGGGAGCGAACCATGGGCGATATTTTCAAGATTATTGGCGATTTAGGTATGCCAGTAGCGGCAGCACTAGCAGGCGGATACTTTGTGTATCTTACAATTAAGTTGTTATTACAAGGTGTATTGGGTAGTATTAAAGGCATGGCCGGTATTATCACTGCATTAGATAATCGTGTAAAGACCATGAACCACGACGTTGTACGTATTGACACAATTGTGTCAAACGCATTAGGTCTAAGACCTGACGTAGACCGTATTGCACGAGCAGACGGCAAAAACGAACATTGACTACACGTGGGACTTAGAGCCTAATAGGATTAAGTTTGACCCTGAGTTGAATATAGACAAACTAGGATGGCGACACGGCGACTGTTTTAAAATAGTCAATGTTGACGGACAAGCTATGTTAGTTAAATTAGATCCAGTAGAACAGTTTGTAAGAGGGTATAAGGTGAATAGTGATGAGTAAATTCCAAACATGGTATGACAGTTTGCCTGAGCATACTAAAACTTATTTGAAAAGCCAACCAGTATGGCACGATAGAGATATGTGGAAAGCAGGATTGCTTGGACTTAGTATAGGATTAATTTTAGGGTTAGCGTTTTAAGTATCAATCAACAAATAGGAGCGAACTATGTTGTTTGAAGCATTTCTAGTATTTTGGATGCTAGAGATTTTAGTATTAGTATCTGTAGCAGTTTGGTATTATCATGAACCTAAAGTTCAAGAAAAGAAAATACACGACCCCTGGGGATTCTGGAAGGAGTAAGATATGGATGTAGTAATGTTAGTTAACAAGTACGGCTTTCCAATTGTCATGGCAGTTGGCATGGGCTTTATCATCAAGTACGTTTGGGAGTGGGCAACTAAAGAAGTCAAGCCTGTGATCTCGGACGCTAATACTGTGTTGATTGCTCTCATCGATCGTATTCGCATGTTGGACAACGATTTAATCAGACTCAATCAAAAGGTCAACACAGTGTTACACCTACGTGGTAAGATGATCGAAAGCGATCGTGTTATGGAAACACAAAAAGTTGAAGCACAGGCAAATGCTAAATTCCATGATGCAATGGATGAGGCAGATAGTATTAATGCTAAAAGCAAGAATAAAATTGACCCATCAGACAGTAAAGAAGCAAAGGGCGGAAGCTCTTAAAAAACACCTACCTTAGGACTGTACTTGTTACAGAGGTGTGGCCGGCTGCTGGCCACAAGCGTTGGGAGTCGTGCCCCGGAAGACGTTTGTAAAGTGAGCATTTTTTTACGACTAAATATTGTATGGATAAAATTATAGCAACGTTAGTGATGACGCACATCACAATAGTGTGTGTAACACTATACCTACATAGATGCCAAGCACATAGAGGCATGGAATTTCACCCTGTACTAAGTCACTTTATGCGGTTATGGTTATGGCTTACTACTGGTATGACTACTAAACAATGGGTAGCAGTGCATCGTAAACACCATCAAAATACAGACGTAGAAGGTGATCCGCACTCGCCACACGTCTTTGGTATTTGGCAACTGGTATTTGGTGGAGTCAAGTATTATAATCGTGCCGGCAGCGATGCTCACATGGTCATGAAATATGGAATGGGTACTCCCAAAGACTGGATTGAACGTAAACTTTATACACCCCACCATCGCCTTGGCGTTCTTGTAATGTTAGTTATAGACTTGTTGTTATTTGGGCCATGGGGATTCTTAGTGTGGGGTGTTCAAATGATATGGATTCCATTCTGGGCCGCTGGTTTTATCAACGGCATTGGACACTGGTGGGGTTATCGCAATGGTGAAACCAAAGATTATTCACGCAACGTAGTTCCTTGGGGTATCTTAATTGGTGGCGAAGAGCTGCACAACAACCATCACTTAGATCCTGCTAATCCCAAACTAAGTCGTCGTTGGTTTGAATTTGATATTGGCTGGATGTGGTTCAAATTATTCAGCTACGTAGGCTTAGCAAAACTTAGGACTTCATAGTAAGTTGATTCGCTTCAGGAATACGTGTTCGGGTATTCTTACTGTTCAATACTATAACAATTCGTTGTCCTATTTTAGTATCTAGCATCATTACAATGCATCCACCGGCCGCTTGAATATACCCTGTCTTACTGACAATAAAGTCTTTGGTAGCAACTAGGGGATTGGTATTATTAAAAGAAAAAATACGTTTCTTCTTTTTAATTTTTACATGTGCTGTATTTGACGCTGTTACAATTTCTGGATACTTGCTAGAAGCTATAACAAGCTGTACAAGCTCATGTGCTGTACTAACATTCATAACACTAAGACCACTTGGGTCCGCATATCGTGTGCTATGTAATTCTAAAATGTGTGCTTTCCAATTCATTGCTGAAATACAGCCACTTCGTCCTGTTGGATAATTATTGCATAACATATTGGCAGCATGATTATCAGACTTAATCAGCATTAACTGTAGCAAGTCTTTTCTAGTTACACCATTTATTTTTTCGTTTAAATCTTGTCCAGCATCCAATACAACCATAGCAGTCATTAGTTTGGTAATACTAGCGATACTACGCTGTTGATCAGCATTAACACTTTCTATAATATTGCCATTACCATCTGCTACTAACCAACTGGTAGCAGTGATTTTTTGCGCCGATGATAGGACAGGCAAGAATAGAATAAAGATTAAAAATATTTGTTTCATTTTATTTCTCGTGGGCTACGAATTCGCCGTTCCAATTGTCGCCTAGATCCTGCTGTTTCATAAACTCGCAGCGTTCAATCCAAATTTTGTAATACTTGTCCATTTGACCGCCAAACAGACCATTCATTATAGCACACATGGCCGCAGCCTCGTCAAACTTTTTGGCTTTATATAAGGCATGCATCTGGTTGTGTTGCTCAAGATCTTTACTATAGTCTGCACCTTTAGTGCGTAATACTGTATAGATTAAGTCTGCTACAGTTTTACCTTTTGGTTGTAAGTTATCTAACAGCAAATAGAAGAAATCATCTTTAGTACGGTTATAAGTTTCAGCACCGACAATGGCCAACACGCCATATGCTTTACAACGTGCTTCTAAACGTGCGGCTGTTGAAACCATATCACCTAATATGTCGTAGCTGTGTCGTTCTGTTGAACCCATCTCACCAATAAAGCCAATACCAGTATTACAACCCCAACCCATTGCGGCTGGTGGTAAACCTTGTGCTTCCATTAGTTTAGTATACTTGTCAACAGCATCCAACATCTCTAAGCCTACTTTAACGATAGTACGAGCATGATTTGGATCTTCAATAGGAGCACCGTGTATGTGCATACTGGCATCACCCACATACTTGATGACCATACCTTTGTTATCTAACATGGGCTGACTGATAGCATCCATGTAACCGTTCATATACTTGCCTAGTCCAGCAACGTCATCGCCGTAGTGTTCACCAATAGGAGTAAATCCACGTAAGTCACTAAACATAACTGATACGTCTTTACGCACACCCCGCTTGATTAAGTCTGGATCTTTTTGTAATAACTCTACTACTTCTTTTGAGCAGTAGCCAGCAAACTGTTTCTTAATTGCTTGCTTTTGCAAGAACTCACTTACAAACTTAACCCCATAAGTATGAAGAGCAACAATAATAAGCCCCAACGAGATCGCTGTCGCATCTCCCAGGATGAGCCAATTATTGAAAGCGTAAATAGTGCCAGGAACGACGGCACCAATAATAACCACAGTAGCACCAATTCCAACATAAGTCCACCTCGATAAGAAAATTAGTAATAACCCAAATATTACTAATGCAATAATTTCGGCACCATCTGCATAGTCTGGACGTTGAATAACAACGCCATTAATCATTGTTCCTAACACTGCTGCTTGAACATCTTGTGGAAATATTGCGCCTTTGCTAGTTGGTACTGGGTTACTAATACCAGCTGCTGTTGGTCCAATAATTACAATTGCACCATGTAAATCTTTAGGTAAGTCTATTAGACTTACTTGTTTGTTTTCTTGACTCCAATCTATCCATACACGACCTAACGCATCTGTAGTAACAGGCCCAAACTTTGGAATACGCATTTTCTCAACGCCATTCTCATTTAGTTTAACTTGGAACGTCGAGTCGCCTGCTGCCACACGTAATGCTTCCATAGATATACTAGGATATAGTTTACCGTCTACAGATACAACTAATGGTAGTCTTCTATTAACACCGTCAACTTCTTCAAGTGTGCTAACAATACCTATGCCTGCCGCTGAATTTTCTAATTGAGGAATGTTAGCAATTAGACCAGGATACTGAACTATTTGATCTAACCACTCTGGGCCTAGTACAGCACTGCCTGGATTACGCGGTGTATTCTTAGTCTTTTGTGATGGCACACTGCCCAGCACTACTGGATAATTTTTAAGAGCAGTTGCAAGAACAGCATCTCCACCAGTACGATCAGACTCAGCCATGATAACATTGAGCACAACAAGGCCAGCGTTACGATCATACAAATCTTTAATAATTTTCGCATACTCTGCCCTCGGTAGTGGCCATTGACCATATTTGTCTAACGCAGCCTCATCTATGTTTACTGTGTAAATGTTGTTAACAGTAGGTGCTTTATTTGTAATCAATGTGTCAAAGTAACGTAGTCTTACACTTTCTACAAATACAGGATCAGCAATTCTTATACTTACAATAAGTGCCAATGTTAATAAAGCAGTCCAAGGACTTGTTAGGATTTTTTTCATCATTATATTGGTGCGCCCAGTTTAATTTTAGAGTCAGTGCCCGTTCCAAGTATACATGAAACTTCTGAAGTCATTTTCAGCAGCGTCCATGTTCCTTCTTTTTCATTAGTCCACAGACTATATACACTGTTGTCACTGATATGTTTTCCGCCCCATATTAGCGTTTCTTTCCAGTTGTTACCAAGACTTTTTATGATCTTCTCAGTGCTGTCACACAATATGGGATAGTCGTGTCTAAATTGAGCATTAGCTACACTAGATAAACAAGCTATAGAAATTAATAATATTTTCTTAATCATTGTATACCTTCGTTTGTTCTATGATACTCACTAGCTTCGCCTTCTAAACTTACATGCCATGCATAAAATTTAGTGCGTGGATATTCGTCTTTTAGTTCTACAAAACTTTCTAAATTAGGAACAGCATCGTCATACATTATTGCTTTGGTGTAGTCACCCTTGTTCAATAAATTACGTATGATAATCTTTTTCTTTTCTTCTGTTTGAATCTTGCCAGTCATATTGCCAGCACGATATACATGTACCCGGTCCATATCCACGCCGTACTTTCGAAACGTGTCTAAGAATAATTCTTTATCGTCAAAGTCAGCACGAGCAGTAACCATTACTACTTTATTACCCGTAGCAATATCCTGTTTGAGTTGATTCATCATGGGAATAATGGGTTTGCTATTGTGAAAGAAATCGTTTGCGTTACGGAAGTTTTCAAAATCAAACTGTTCGCCAGGTTGTAGTTTGTAGTGCGTAAATTCATGACTGTTAAGACTTTTGACAACCTCATCGTCATTGACAACGTGTACCTTGGTTTGAGTGTGAACTAAGGTATCATCAATGTCAAAAATAACTAATTTCTTAGGGGCTATTTCTTTTGCTCGCATCCAGTATTTAGCTGGTTTACGAAGTCTAAAAGTAAGGTGTGATGGTGCCCGTTATGGTACTTTCCTTGCATCCACGTGTACCCGTCGTACCAAAATTGCTCACTTTCTGGATGGCATCCTATCAGTCCTATGTTGTTTTGTATTATGGCCATGGGATCGTTGTTTTTGTAAGTAGCAACAGTGTTAAACTTGGTGTTATCACCCACAAACGCACACCCGTCGTACCAAAACATATTCATAGGTATTTTTTGCCAAGTTATGCTTATATTCTTAGCGTGTGGTCTACGTGTATCTGTTTCAGGACGGCTAAGATATTGTACAGCATCTACGCTATCCAACATATCAAAATAATGTTTGCCCGCCCAGTAAGCACCCATACAAATACCTAAATATTTGCCGCCTTGCGCAACAAATGATTTAACAGCATCGCCGGTATGTTTAAATGCTTGATCAAAACTAGCTGCATCACCAAACCCGCCTGGGACAGCAATCATGTCTACATCATCAAAGAACACGTCTTCTAGTTTGTTTTTACCAAATATTTTAAACTTGTAATGATCACCCAGTGCTCGCATAAGTCCATTGCCACTTTGTACGGAACATTTTGGATCGTACAAGAATAAAGCTATAGTGGGTTTCATAATGTAAGAGTCTTTCTAATTTTCATTCCAACGTAGGTGCCGCAGAACGCCCCCAAACAAGCCGGGATCATTAACCAATGATTTGTTGTGTAATTTATAACTGCTATACTTCCCAAAATATAACAAGCTATTGACCAAAAGCTCGCACCCAACACATTATCGGTTGCTACACACCTCAAATAATACGTATAAACAACATCCAGCAAGAAGATTGCAAAAAATGTTGTGACATAATCTATCATTTTTGGTCATCTTTCTTTTCAACTTTGCGCTCAATTTTGGGAGGAAAGTAAGGTTCAATTACGTAGTGATTTGCCCCCCACCAGCCAAATGCAGTAAAGAATCCATATACTACTACTTCGAGTAAGCCCATAGTGTGTCCTTTCGTAAAGTGCTACTATTTATTCATAAAAATAGGATCTATAAAAGATCCCAGCTAGCTACTTGTCCTATTGTACGCCGCTAGCCCGGCGAGTTACTTGCCATTAAGCTGTTTTTTGTTCTGTTTCAACAAAAGCAACTACTTCAGCACCTTGATCATCTAACCCACCTTCTGGAAAAGGCCATGTTGATTGTGCAACATGTTCTTCTTCTGTCATGTCTTCGTAATATTCGTTTTCTTCTTCGGCTTGTTCAAAGTCTTCATCGTTTGCTGTTGACACAATTGATAACATGACTTTGTTGTATGCTGATAATTCATCAACTAGATCTTTTACGTGTTGTAACACTTCTAAACCGTTGTATGCATCATCATCTAATTCTAAAAAAATATTTAACCCGTGTACTGTCATTTCAAGTTTCATTTTGAGCTCCTTGTGGTTAGTGTGCTTGTGGCACATAACTATTTAACGGATAATCGATTACAAAGATTTTACAGATACTAAATTATCTCTAAATATTTTCCAAGCGTTTTCCCAAGTCCAGCGATTGCTTCCTTCTAAGACTTTAGCTCTGTCCAGTAGTAACGCATCATTGACTGCTTGTACTAAGTCCTCATTCATACAGCCAGTAACACCCTCGTCAACAACATCTAATGGACCTTGACATGGATAAGCCGCTACGGGGGTTCCACAAGCCATTGCTTCAATCATAACAAGCCCAAATGTTTCCCAACGGCTTGGAAATACAAATACGTCTGCCATAGCAAAGTATTTGGCTAGCTCTTGTCCACGTTTAGCACCTACAAATTTTACATCAGGATACTGTGCCTTATACTCTTCCAGCATAGGGCCATCACCTACCATGAACTTAACACCCGCATAGGGCATTTCAAAGAACGCTTCTAGATTCTTTTCTTTGCTCACACGACTAACACATACTAGTATAGGTCCATTCACCACTGTGCCAGTACGTTGACTTGGATTAAATATCTCACGGTCAACACCCCTAGTCCAAGGAATAATTTCTCCATCAAATCCGTGTGCTTGTAGCTCTTTAACCATTGTGTCTGTAGTTGTTAATACTTTACCACTGTGCTTGTGGAACCAACGTACTAAAGGCCAAGTAATAGCCTCAGGGACACCAAATAAGGCTCTAATTCCTTCTGGAAACTTAGTATGATAAGCAGTATTGTAGCGATAACCGTGTTTGTCAAGATATTGTCTAGCACACAAACCCACAGGACCTTCTGTGGCGATGTGGATATGATCCGGATTGATCTCCTCAAATATCTTGCCCACTTTCCAGGGAAAGGCAATCTTGACTTCGTTGTAGCCAGGGCAATCAACATAGCGGAACCTCCTGGGATCAAGATATACAACACTATAGTTGTCCCGAATCGCACACGCTTCAATATTTTTATAGGTTGTAACCACACCATTGATCTGCTCCGGTAGATTATCTGTAACGATTAAGATTGTTTTTTGCATTGTGCTATTACTTTAAATGAATCAAATTTTAACCAACTGGTCATTGTTGATCTTGCTTGTTCGCAGGCCGTCTGAGTTGGAAATTCCAGAGTCACTCGACCCGGAATGTCCTTTGGATCGTTTACGTGAACTGCTAGTATTATCAATATCCACATTATCTCGCTCCTTAGTCCATGTAACTATTTCCCAACGGCCGTCCCAGTGTTCAACTAATGCTGTACAACTCTCAACCCAATCTCCATCGTTCATATATGTAACACCGTTGATCTCTTTGATTTCTGCGTGGTGTATGTGTCCACATATAACACCATCGAACCCACGCTTCTTACAGTAATTGGCCAAGTTCTCTTCAAACTTGAACACAAAGTCTACTGCTTTTTTGACTTTGTACTTAAGATACTTGCTAAGGCTAAAGTACCCAAAACCCATACGACGACGTATCCAATTAAATTTATTGTTGAGTGTAAGAACAATGTCATATGCTTTGTCTCCCAAAAACGCTATCCATGGAGCTAGTCTAGTAATGCCATCAAATAAGTCACCGTGTACTACAAGATAGTGCTTACCATCTGCACCTATATGTTCTATTTGATTGTGTATTTCTATTAGACCAAAATTAAAACCATACGGTATCATTGGTCTTAAAAATTCATCATGATTACCTGCTATGAATACTACACGGGTGCCACGTTTGGCGTGACCTAGTACACGACGTACCACGTTAGTGTGACTTTGTTTCCAACGCCATTTGTTTTGTTGTATCTTCCAGGCATCAATTATATCACCTACTAGATAGAGAGTATCGCACGAGTTGTGCTTGAGAAAATTATTGAGCTGTTCCGCCTTACAGTCTTTTGTACCTAAGTGGACGTCACTCACAAAAATACTACGATAAGTTTTTTGCATAGCAATATTTATCGTAGTATCGTGTTTGAAAGATTACAGTTGTGTTAAATCTGTACCAAAACCCATTTACGTGTAAATGACTTACCTTCGGCCTTGTGTTTCAGTATCTTAGCGAACTCTTTTTTACGAAGTTCGGAAACCGTTTCTGTATCATGGTCAACGCAAGCCCTGTACAGTTTAGCCAATAGCTTTTTCTGTTTCATGGTTGTGTCCTCCTGACAAGTATTTAGCCGGAATCAACCCTGTCCAGTGCTTTCTACAAGTGATCATATAACGTACATTATCACCTTGCTTAGAAAGCAGTTGCGCACCTTCTTTACAATTAGGCACTTGACATAGGGGCGGAATATTTGATGGAATCATAATGTTATTTGAGAAATTTGGACAAAATCCATACTATAGGAAGCCATCCCAGTAGAAAGATAGGTGCTAAGATCATACCTTGAATAAGTTTAGCTCGTTGTTCAGCTTCACGTTCTTTTGTTCGCTGTTGTTCATAACCCATTTGTCGTTGAGTTGAATACATATTATTGTCCTTGTGTAACTGTAATCTTAGCGCATCCGCCTACGGCAGTACAGTTATGTGTAATTGAATAATAGTTTTGATTACTACCGCTTTGTGTTAAACTTAGATCAGTGCCAGTGCCACTAAGATTAATTTTAGCCATATGACTCGCACTGCCCTGTTGTAGTATATCTACATTTTTATTCCCACCACTTAGTGTGACTTCGGCATAATGACTACCACTGTCTTTTTGTTGCACTAGCAAACTGTTGTTATTGTTACTAACATCGGCAAATATACCCTTACCTCCACCAGTACTAGTCTGTTGTAAATTTACACTGTTAAAATTACCCACAACTCTTAAATCAACATAGTTTACTTGTGTATTAGCATTGCCAGTTTGGGAAATATCAACGGTATTACTTAGTCCGTTGCCGTAATACTTAACGTAGTTATTTCTAGTTCCGCTTTGATTAACTTCAACAATGTTCTGCGTGCCTATCTGTTCTATATGTACTTGACTGTCTGCGGTAGTTCTATTGATAAATGTCAAAATTTTAGCTGTGTTAGTGGTACTGGAATTAAATGACGATGCACTTCCTCCGCAACATAAAGTATTTGCAGCCGCAGTTACTGGATCGACAATAGTATTGTTTGAAGCAGTGCTTGTTGTTGTACTATTTGCATCGTAGTAATAGGTAATTTCAGCAATCTGCATACTGTCACAGTTTAATCCACAACCATCACCTGCTTTAGTTGTTGGGAACAACATAAAGTAATATGCGTATGCAGTAGTATTATCTGTGCTAATCACTGAACTTGTATCAAATCTGTTTTCACTCAATGTGATAGCGTCTTGCTTAATCAATGTCCAAGTTGACCCGTCATTACTTCCGTATAACTTATAACTTGTAGGGTCACGGCCACTAAAGTCGTTAGCTGTTGTAACTGTAAATCCTGTTACAATTCTACCTGCATTTAGTTGCACAGTAACACCGGCATTCTTTTTGTCAAAGTTTAGATACTTAGTGTTGGGATTATTATCAAAAGCACTGTTAGGGCCTTCACCGCCAGGACTATTATTTGTAGTTGGAATTGCTCTAATAATATTAACTGTAGCATTATTCATGTAAATTGCTGTAGGCGCAGGTGGAGGAGGACCTGCTGGTGCCGCAGTTTGACCAGCAGCCAGAGGAGTTGTTGATCCGTTAGTAGCATACGAGTTAACCTGCGACACTGTGGGATTTACGGTACCAGTCCATGTGACTCCACTAGTGTTAGCCAATCCTTGTGTCATACTAAACAACTGTCCAGTATCGTTGTCGTTTCCCACAAAAAAGAAATAGTCTGTTCCCATGTTGATAATACGACCAGTTCCCATCACTGCTTTCTGTGTGCCACTAGAACTAAATTGCACAGCATTCCAAGGGTTAGTTGAATTACCAGTGGCGGCAAATGCCACATAGTCACCAGTCGCCCATGATAATTGTCCTGTAGTCCAAGGTATCTTATATGCTGTTCCAGGATTCTTACTATAAATTTGACAAGTTGCTGTATACATACAGGCGCTGACATTCCATTGACTATCTGCTATTTGATAGCGGCCAAATTTTAAATCAACAAGACCCGTTGCTTGACTATGTGCAGATAAGCAGACTGTAATTAGAAAAGAAAATAATATTAAAAAGCGTTTCATGGTCTTCTTAATACACCAGTTTTTTGTATAATGTTTACAACATTGCCACCAGGATCACCGCTACCCACTACGGTAAATGCATACTGATCGTTGTGACTAATAGCCACAAAAGTATTTGATTCGTATCCTGTTGTCTTAACTTCGGCATAATGATCAATGTTACTTCTGTAAGCAGTTCCTTTTCCTTTACTCTGTATATCAGATGAGTCATTCTTTTCCCATGATACACACACTGCTGTACTGGCATTACAGCCAATCTTTCCAGCTGCTTCCATTATAGCAAGTACTCGAGCGGTTTCAATAGCTTCGTTTGTTTCTCTAACTTTCATGGCAATTCGACGCTGTGCTTCTACTTCAATATCTTCAAATTCTCGATCTCGTTTTGATCTTGCTTGTTGTTTTATTGCGAGCATGACTTCTTGAGGTTTGACAATGATTAGATTATTACCTATATTGCCTTCAATGGTATTGACTACTACTGGAGCAGTTGGCATCATACTATTACTGGTAACATATGTGGCTTCGAATGCTTTATCCAAAGTTACTGACCCCATGCCAGTGCTTACAATGATACTGCCCACTTTGCAACGTTGTTCATCTAATTCAAATTGTTTGAAATCTTTTTCATCTTTACAACTAGGAACTAACATGATAAGACTTTGTCCAGTCTCGTCAACAGTCATTGTGAAATCAGTACCGCGTACTGCTACTGTGGCTGTGGGAGTTTTGATGTTTACTTGTTGGGGATTATTTTTAGCAATTTGGCCTGATGCATAACGCACAGTTCCCATGCCTACTTTCATAGCTAACTTGCCTGCATCTGATTTTTTTGGATCAAAAACAAAATCGTCAATAAGTAATCTGCTGTTTTCTGTAACTTTGACTTTGGTATCGTCTTTAAATGTTATATTGCTTACACAAGCACCAGTAGTATAAGTGTCCATGCTTTCAATCTCTGCACCCTTAACCCCTGAAAGTTTTTTCTTATTTCGTTCAACTTCGCAGGCCGTGCCTTTATTTTCTGAAACCGTGCCAATACCAGCCCAAGACGGGCTGGCCACTGTTAGCAGTAGGGCTAACAATATGACACGCATAATTACCTCGCAATCGCTGTAGCTGGAGATACAATATTCGAACTACTTGTGCGAACTGTGATAGTGTTGTTGCTACCCTGTGTTTGTATATTAACGGTAGTATCGTTAGTACCTTGTTGCTGTGTAGTGATGCTGTTGTAGTCGCCTGTGGTCATCATAGCAAGTACGTGGCCGTTAGCACCAGCTGCATCCATTTGCTGAATGTTGAACACGTTAGCATTGCCATTAACTACATTAGATACACTACCTCTACTACTGAGCAAACTACTAGTAACTTGATTATTATCACCATCTAATACTGTATTAGTGATAATGTTGCTACCAACTAGATCTTGTATGATCATGTTGTTGTTGCCAAGAATTTGTTCTGTAATAACGTTTTGACTATTCGTAGCATTATTAGGATTACCAATGGTCAACCTAGTTTGGTTACCATTGCCTAACATATTAGTAGTATAACTATTATTGCTACCGCGAATGTTATACTGGCTGCTGTTGGCGTTGCCAGTCTGTGTGATGTTAACAGTATTTGTACTGCCGGTAATAGTACCGTAATTTGATGCACTAGGAGCATCTGGTGTTAGCGTAGTAATACCAGTTCCTGCTACCGCTGTTGCTACTGTATTAGTAACACCACCAACGTTGTTGGTCCCGCCAACCTGCTCAATAGTGATAGTGTTGCTACTACCCACTTGTTCGATATAAACTTTGTTAGGACCTGTTGCTGTCTGAGCACCACTTATGGTGGCAAAGCTCAAAAGCGCCATAGTGAGTAATTTTCTCGACAACCCACAACCGCCTGTCATTATTTGTTTCATTTTTTTCTAATGTTGGATTATTATTGTTCTCCAACAAGTTCCTTGGCCATTGACCTATAATTATAATACTCTTCTCTGATCTACCCCTTTCACGTAGATTTAATTCTTGCTACTTTATTTACTTACGGTAAAACAAAAATTAAATGTTGCTGTTATTTTTCCAACATGTAAAAAAATTAACATGTTAAAAAATCAACAGTTTAATCTATTTTTTCTAATCTATCATTCATTACCCAACCACCGCGTTTCTCACTGTCTACTACTCTAACCCAACCTTCACTGCCAGGTTGTACAACATCTACCACTGTGCCTTTCTTGAACTGCCAAGTCTTTTGACTTTTATCATTGGGTTCTTTGTAAATGAATTCATCTTCTTTCAATTTACGTTGGCCAAACAATGCTTTAGGTTCCGCTTGCTTTTCTTCAACTTTAGTTTCAAATTTTACTTCTGGGGAGGCACTGGGTAAGGTTTCGGTTTTGGTTTCGGGTTGGGCTTGTGGTTGAACCAAGACATCTTTCTTCTCCTCTACTTTAACTTCTTTCTTTTCCTCTACGACAGGAACAATAGGAACAATAGGAACAATAGGAACTGGGATTTCTGTTACTTGCCTTTTAAACGCCCAATGTCCTTTTCGAGCACCTTCATTAATGGTTTGTATTACTGCTGCTTGAACTGCGACATCAACTGCTCGATTGATACTTTCGTTTATACTGCCGCCAACTTCTCCTTCAAGTGCATTTGCGCCAGCACCAAACTGTGTACCGTCATCTACGAAACGAAGTAATGTTAGTTTGTCCATATAACTTAGGACTGTTTTTGTCACTGTAACTGTGGTTAGTATTTCGCCTGTTGCTACGCTGACAGTTCTTAGTGTTACTGTAACTGTGTCTGATTGATACTGTGTGCTAGCACCAATACCAAAAATTCTCACACCTGATCCGCCTGTTAAGGTGTTGCTATCATAACCAACGATGCCGCCTTCCATAATGATTCCGGCAAACATCATTGGCGGTAATGCCTTAGCATCTTTGCCTTGATATTGTTCACGCATTTGACGAATCATTTGACGCTCTTTAATTAAGTTCTCTAAGCCTACACGTTCTAAAACTGTAAACCAACGAGCATCGCCAACATCTTGTAATGCTTTGATCAAGTAGTTTTCAGCACCTTGCGTAACTGCTGAACTTAATGACGCAATCAGTGGCTGACTTTTACGCTGTCCTGTTAGGTCTCTAAATCCATAAACCGCTACAGCTACTGGACCGCCTTCTGGTGGCTGTAACTTGTTAGAGTCTTTCTTTAGGAACTTGCTAGACTCAACTTTTGGCTCGTCAAATTGATTACCTGTTACTTTTTCTCTTATTGCTGAACTTGATGCGCAGCCTGTTAGTACTGCTACCACTGCCAAGGATAATATTGTCTTTTTCATAGTCTATCCTTAAAATCCAAATGTACCACTCGGCACCTTCATTTCTGTAAATTGGCTTGGGTTTAGTGCATTCTCAATCCTAACAATGATGAAAGTTCCATCAACTTTCCAAGTAATATTATTACCCGCTACTTCCATTTGACCGCATACTCCATTAGTTAATGTACATTGTGGTGCGCCATCAGTGCCAAACAAACTATCTGTAATTTGCTTGGCTAATTGTGAATAGATACGGCTTTCTAAGTTTGCTTGAAATTTGGCTTGTGGTGTGTTTAGCTTGTCGCTTTCTTCTTTTGCTTTCATAGCATCAGCGGCTGCTTTGTTTTTATCTTTAGCCTGAGTTTCTAACTGATAAAGTGTTAGTACGTGTGAACTATAGCCTACACCACTAAATGATGGGCTATTAAAGATATGTACTAATTCTGCAGCAGATGCGGAATTAATAGTCATAACTATTCCGATTAATGCTAATGTATTTTTCATGGTTCGCTCCCAGGTAATACTTGCCTTAAAGTATTTAATATAGGCTATGAAAATATTAAATAGCTAGTTAACCATAAAAAAAGGCTCCTAAGAGCCTTTTAGTACTTTGGTATTAATTTTACTTAATAGAGAATCCAATCTTTCCAACTGGTCTACGTGTTGCATAGAAGTTGCTACTTGGGTCCATTAAAATCTTACCAGTAAACACTGGTGGATAAATTACTTCAAAGTTAGAGAAGTACGCACCACCTGGTGTTGTTTCAGTATCTTTCGTTACCTTTAAGGAAGTCTTAATTTGAAGCATGTTACTGCGTTCTAGGATTGTTCTAAAGAACTTGTCTGTGTTGGGATTTTTGTTAATTTGATTGGCTATGCCTTGCGCCAATCCAGCTAATAGATGCCAACCAATTCTATAATCTGTACGTTGATTGTCGTCAGTACCTTTGTAAGTTAATAGCGTATCTAGGCCGTTTGCCTTAAGGTCTTTTTCTCTCACATGTTGTTGATCACTGTCAATAATGGCTAAAATTTTATCAGACTGTACTCTAGTAATCATATCAATGTGTACACCAATTTGTAATACACCAGCGATAGAACCGTTCCTATACCATATATCAGAACCAGCTACATAATCCATATCAGGATTTTTGATCATCATTACGATGTCATACAAATTTTTCATTTCATCAGCATCAAACACACCTTCATAACGCTCTGGGTATTTTGTAATGTCATCTACCATGCCTGAAATACTGGCTTTTGCTCCGCCAGCTTTGTCCTTACTACTAACACGAATCAAGTTGTTATCATCAAGAATCAAATAACTATCGTATAGTTTCTCTGCAGGATCATTAGGATACTCAACTCCTCTTATCTTACCAAACCCGCCTGGCCCACCTGTCATTGCAGTTTCAGCTTCTTGCCAATCACCGGCAAGGAATCGTTGTTTCATAATTGCCAATGGCGCCGCTGTTTCTCCCAAGTCAACTTCGTAACTCTTTGAATATTGATTGGCTCCAGATACAGGTGTTGTTCGTCCAAATATTACATTTTCCAACAATGCAATTACTTGATCTTTGACATCTTGGCCTAGGTCAGCTCTGCCAGCGATTGTGTTAGCAACTTCTCCTGGAACATCATCAGCTGCCATTTCTGTATTCGTTGGGGCGATACCTACCGGCTTCAAGTTAAGTGCGGCACGTTGCTGTACTCCTGATACTTGATTTTCTTCGCCAGCTTTACCGCTTAGTTGTTGATACCCAGTTAAGTCTGAGAATAGTTTGGTCTGTAAGAAAATAGGATAAGCACCCGGTTTCTTCTTTGGCTTTAAGGCAATAAAGCCCATCATGTTGCCAGTCTTTTCATCTTGGAATACTAGAGCTAGTGCGGCACCAGCTTTATCAGGACTTGATAGTCCCTGTGTTGCTGGCATTGTTTTGAAGTCTGCAACAGGAATGTTGTTTGCTTCGGCGTATGCAATCAACTCGGCAATAAGGTCTTGCGGTTCTGCAATGTCACCTTGTTGCGGGAACACAATGGCATCTACCATCGTAATTACGTTGCCTGCATTATTCTTAAAGGCCACACGTTTTCCACGTCCAGCTTCTTCAGCTCGTCGTGCCATCCCGCCTTCAGATTCAATTAATAAAAATTCTTTTGCTCTCATACTAATATTTAGCGTATTTCAGGGAACAGGCATTCCTGTATGAAATGCTGTACGTCCTCTTCACTAAGCCCTAAACTAACCATTACTTTAGGAGTATGAGGGTTACACTTCTGATTCTGTGCGTAGTAATTCTGCGCTTCTGTAGTATCTTCAGCTGCATTGTTGGTTTCAGCGACTGTGCTTAGATAATGCTCTACTGTAGTTTTTGCTAAAGTTGTCAGTTGTTCTAATTCAGCTTCATCGCTGACATTGCCCGCAGCTACCATACTCTTGCTGAATATGTTAGTAGCCCACTCAGGCAATGCACGTTCTTTACGCCATTCTAGTTTGCTTACTTCTTCTGCAAACCACTGCATCATAGGATGATCAGCATCACCTGCTTTGCTATAATCGTGAAAGCAACCAGTTATCTTATTCTTGCCAGCGATAACATCAAAGCCATAAATTGGTGCTGGATTATGTGTATGTGGAAAGATGCAACAGTGCATCATCCATAAACCTTTTGACTCTCTAGCGTCTACGACGTCCACATGAGCACGACGATAAGAATCGGACCGCCAAACGCGATTAACCCACCCAGGCTGATTAAAACGATCCATTCCGGGTTCAAATATTTCAGTACCTGTTTCATTAAATTTATCCTCTAACAGATGTTGTATTTCTATTAGTGTGTCCCAAACTTTACTCTCCACGATATAAATCCCGCATCATTTTAATAGCATATTCAAATGCTACACGAGCTTCGTCACCTAGGTCATCAGTTAGTGTTTGACGAATTGCCATCTTCATAGCATCGCCATTTTCAAAGTCATAAAACTTGCCACTGCTAATATGTGCCACTTGTTTCTTAATGATTTGACCACCGAACAAGTCGCCCATATGGCGGCAATATAAATGCGCCTTAACTTTTGCTTTATTCTCTGGATCATTGCCTAGTTTGTGTAAGTATGCTTGGTATTCTAATGTGGCTGGAGTTAGATAACAATAACTACCATCATCAAGTTCCACAAAGTCTGCGTGTATAGCACGTAGTCTTGGTAGGTCTGGCATTGTGTCTAGAAACCCTTGGCGCTTACAATACCATTCAATTGGATCGTAAATTGCTAATAGGTTATACAGATAGTTTTTATAATCTTGTTTTTCAATTTTACCGCTAAGTAACATCTTAGCAAATGTTGTTGTTTCTGCCTCATGGTGGAGGTCTTTAGTGATGTCTTTTAAGCTCATTCTTCTTCCATTTTAATTTGTAATGGAAATCCACTACCACGAGCTAAGTTAGTTGATTCAACTGCCTTTGCTTCGGCAATCTCAAAACTGTATGTTCCGGCAACACCGCTGCCTTGATCGTGAATCTGGAGAGTGATGTCTCGAGCAGTTTCTTCTGTGTGTTTGAACACTTCGGTCAAAAGACTAATGACAAAATCCATTGGGGTTGAATCATCGTTTAGAAAGATCACGTTCCAGCGTTTAGGTTCTTGAACCTTAATCTTAATCTTCTCGTCTAGTTTAATATCAGTTATTGTTGTCATTCATGTTCTCCAAGAGTAGGGGAAGTTCCCTTCCCCTTATTATATTACTTAACCTCGACAATGTCAATCACGCGAGCTTTCTTTTCTTCCGGAATCTCGTGTTCTAACTGTACAGATAGAATACCATCCTGAATTAAGGCGCCCTTGACTAGCATGTGTTCAGCTAATTGAAGCTTACGTTCAAAATCACGTGAGCTAAGTCCTCTGTGTAAGTATTGAATATTCTCACCATCTTCGCGTGTGCGAACACCGCGAATAGTCAACAAGTTTTGTTCAACTTCAATGTGAATTTCATCTTTCCTAAACCCGGCAACAGCAACCTCGATGACATACCTAGTGTCATCAAGTTTAATGATGTTGTGTGGGGGATAGTTATTTTGCATTTGATTTGCGATACGATGTTCGAATGTATCGAATAATCTATCGAAACCTACTAGAGCCCTGTTTAGAGCCTGTGTGTCAAAGCGTGTTATATTTGCGTTCATTTTAATATCTCCTTAAATTAAGCAAGAATAATTTATGCGGCCTCACCTGAGCACCGCATAATATTTATAACGTCTGTGTGTGTTTATTTTACTTCTGTAAACTCTGCATCAACAGTCTTTTCATCTTGTGAATTTTCTGTTGTAGCTTTTGCTTTTATTTCATTCAACTCTTGAGCAACTGTAAGCATTGCAGTCATTTTCTCAGTGATTGCATCTAAGTCGTCACCAGTAATTACATCTTGCAATTCTTTAATTGAGTCTTCAAGTTTAGTTTTTAATTCTTCTGGAACATCTTTTGATTCCATATCTTTCCTAATCGTGTGGATTTGACCTTCAGCACCGTTACGTGCTTCAATCAACTCTTTAGCCTTTTTGTCTGACTCGGCATTGGCTTCAGCATCTTGAACCATACGTTCAATTTCTTCTTTGCTTAAACCACTGTCTGATTTGATAGTGATTTTATTTTCCTTGCCGGTACCTTTGTCTTTAGCACTGATATTCATAATGCCGTTTGCATCAATATCAAATGTAACTTCAACTTGTGGCATACCACGTGGTGCTGGAGCAATACCGTCTAGCTTAAATTCACCAAGTGCCTTGTTGTACTTAAACAACTCACGCTCACCTTGTGCAACTTTGATATCAACAGCTGGCTGGTTATCTTCTGCTGTGCTGAATGTTTGACTAGCTTTGGTTGGAATAGTTGTGTTCTTTTGAATCAACTTGGTAAACACACCTCCCATTGTTTCAATACCCAAGCTCAATGGGGTGACGTCCAATAGCAGTACGTCTGTACGGTCACCTGCTAGTACTGATCCTTGAATAGCCGCACCCGCAGCCACTGCCTCATCTGGGTTAACGTCTTTACGTGGTGCTTTGCCAAATAGCTTCTCAACAGTTTCTTGCACTTTAGGCATTCGTGTCATACCACCAACAAGGATAACTTCATCAATGTCGCCAGCAGTTACACCTGCATCTTTCATTGCAGTTTTGCATGGCTGCACTGAACGTTGGATCAGTTCGTCAACAAGGCTTTCTAATTTAGCACGAGTCAACTTAACATTCATGTGTTTAGGTCCACTCGCATCAGCTGTGATGTAAGGCAAGTTAACATCTGTTTGTGCAGAGCTAGACAATTCAATCTTTGCTTTTTCAGCAGATTCTTTTAAACGCTGTAATGCTAGTGTGTCTTTCTTAAGATCAACACCGTTGTCTTTCTTAAACTCGTCAACCAAATAATCCATAATGCGTTGGTCAAAGTCTTCACCGCCTAAGAATGTGTCGCCATTAGTTGACAACACTTCAATTTGTTTGTCGCCATCTACATCCGCGATCTCAATGATCGATACATCGAAAGTACCGCCACCAAGGTCGTAAACAGCAATTTTGCGATCTTTTTTATCAGACTTATCAACGCCATAACTAAGAGCTGCCGCAGTAGGCTCGTTAATAATACGGAGTACTTCCAAGCCTGCGATCTGTCCAGCATCCTTTGTAGCTTGTCTTTGGCTGTCGTTAAAGTACGCAGGAACTGTGATAACTGCTTGGGTAACTTCATGACCTAGATAGTCCTCCGCTGTCTTTTTCATCTTACGCAGAACCTCTGCGCTAATTTGTGGTGGTGCTAATTCCTTACCATTTGATCGAACCCATGCATCGCCGTTTTTGGCTTCTATGATTTCATAAGGCATTAGACCAATGTCTTTTTGCACAGCTTCTTCTTTGAACTTACGTCCAATAAGACGCTTGCTTGCGTAAATTGTGTTTTTGGGATTTGTTACTGCTTGACGCTTTGCGCTAGCACCTACTAGAATTTCATCGTTAGCGTATGCAACAATACTTGGTGTAGTACGGGCGCCTTCGCTGTTTTCGATTACTTTTGTGACACCGTTTTCAATAACGGCTACGCATGAATTTGTTGTACCTAAGTCGATACCGATTACTTTGCTCATTGTTTTCTCCTTTTAAAAAGCAAGATATATTTTCGGGTAAACACCCTATGTATACAGCCCCCATTGGGCACTGTCTACACTTTTATTTATATCAGATATTGTCTAAGTTTTGAATTTTGGACCACTTTTTGAGTTTCTCGATTTTAGCTCGTTTTGCTATATGCAAATTCCCCCAGCTGATAATGTTGTTGGCCATTAGAATATCAATCATAGCCAACATATCACCAAGTTCCTCTTCCAAGTGTTCTCGATTAGTTTGTCCAGTATTAAGTTTAGCGTTGTCTATACCAAATCTACGGATTTTACTAACCGCTTGAATTACCTCTGCACATTCCTCTTGTAGGATGTCCATTACTTCATCATTAGATTCGTTTAGTGGCGCCATATTAATTCTCAAACTTTCTACGTAGTTTCTTAAACATTGTTTGCACACCAATTGCTTGACGACGTGCATCTTCCAAAGCGTGATGCTTTAGTGCTTGCGGCATTTCTGGATCCATGCCCAAGTCAAATAGTGTACGAGTATCCCTCACGTCCCAAAAGTTCCATGGAAACGGTTTGCCCATTTTACGGAAATAGTGTTCTAAAATAATAATATCAAATGTAGAACCGTGACTCCAAAAACGACTTGAACCCATACAAAATTTGTAGAACTTTTCCATTGCTTCTTTACAATCTATACGATTGTCAGGACTAAAGGCCTCGTCTTGAGCAGCCTTGTCTTGATCTGCCCACCACCTAATAGTATTGTCATCAATAAATGGATCTGCAAATTCACAAGTATCTACATCAATACGTAGGTATATTTCATCGTATACCTCGTATCCGTTTGGATTAAATGTTACTGCGCCAAGTGTAAGAATTTGTGCATTTGGAGTGGTGGCTAGAGTTTCTAAGTCCACCATTAAATGTTTAGCCATTATAAGCCTTTCGTAGTTATACGTTATTATAGCAAAATTGCTATCAAATGTCTAGTAGATTGATTAGAAAAGTTTTTTTGGTAGTTGCTCTTTTTGGAGCTTTTTGGCGTAGCGTTGCTTGGCCGCTGCCTTCTTGCGTTTGCGTTTTGTAGTAGGCTTTTCGTAAAATTCTTTCTTACGAAGTGTATCAAGAAGACCGCTGTCCTCGATCTTCTTTTTAAATTTGCGTAGTGCGCGGTTTACATCTTCACCTTCTCTGATGTAAACTACACTACCTCTTACTTTATTGTCTCTCTGACTCATCGTCATCATCTTCCTCGTCGTCTTCTTCCTCACCAGTGAAAGCCGCAACCACTGCATCTAAATTCCAAATTCTATTTTTTGAAATAAGACCATAGGGAGTTAATTCATCGTTTGTAATATAATGAGTATTGGGCTGTGCCAATAAGAAAGTTATAAAAAGTTTTGTTGTTGGGTCACAGTTATCAATATCAATAACTGTGATATCTGCTTGTTGTGACACACTTAGTAGCCAACTAATATCTGTTTCGTTATCATCATAAATGAATACATTTAACTCTTCAATATTATGACTTAAGATTGTTTGGAACTGTTTTTTAACATTTACTGATGGCTTTACTAATAAGTAGCTCAAGTTCAAATTGAATAATTTGTCCGGAGGCGTAATGAGGTTAATTTTTCCTAAGTTCATTTGTTCTCTTTGTTAATTCTGTTCCATAGCGAATTGTTACTTTGTTCACTATTTTGTACGTATGTTACTGACGAATCTTTGTTATCTGCTGATCCGCTTGTTTCATCACGTAGCTCGTTTTTTTTTTGATCTTCGGTTTCGACAACTTCTGTTAGATCTGGTTTGATTCTTTCTTGTTTTGGAAAGTCTGGTTCTAGTTTATTCAATTCGTTTTGTAAAGTTGGAAAGATCTTGTATTTTGCAGCCGTTTCTGCCTCAATTTGTGCCTGACGTTGTTGTTCTAATTCCCAAGGAAGTATTTCAATTAAGCCTAACTCTTTTTTCTTTTCTTGATTTTTAATTGTATCTTCAGGATGTTCGATTTTCCACTTACGCATTGCTTCCTTCTCATGAAGGTCAGCACGTTCAGCTTCTTCAATCATTTTATTCCAACGATCTAATTCATTTATGTTGTCCAGTGATATTGTTGGCTCAATTCTGGTAACTTCTTCTTTGGGTTCTTCTTTTACTTCAAGTTCATGCTCAAACTTGTCTTTTGGATGTTCGCCGTTATCAACAAATTTTATTGTAGGTTCTGGTACTATCGGTTCTGTTTTCACACTTGCTTCAGAAGCCATTTGATTAATTTGGTCTAATTGTTCTTGTGTTAATGCGCCATCATCTGGTTCATAGGTTGGCTTCTTTTCTTCTGGTAAGGGAGGAACAAACAATGGAACAGTTTTGTGTAACAATCCTTCATTCTGTTTTTCTTCTCGTCTCCAACCAAATGTCATTTGTGCGGCCAATAACATTATAACTGCTAGTGGATCAAATACCACAATAATGGTAATGATGACCCAAGTGACTGCTTTCTCTAAAAGAGTCTCATCAGTTGCTCCGTATATAAAGGCAGCAATGTATTTTAGCGGTCCAACTTCTGCTTCTACTTTACGAACTTCGGCGGCAATAGGAGCTCGCTCTTCGTTCAGGCTGGCAATTTTCTTTTGACTTGCAGTTATCTCATTTTGTAAACGGGTACGTTCTCTAGCCTGTTGTTGACGAATATTAACGGCTCTATTAGCACCTTGTTCAGTTGTTGAACGAGCCATGCTCTGATCCACAGCCTCATCCATCTGTTTAAGTGCTTTACGATTAGCTTCAATGTTTTCTTTTTCAGTCTTGATCTTTTCGTCGTAAATTGAAATTTTAGCAATTACATCTCCGCTTACAAGACTTTGATCACTATGTGCCTTTGATAAGAACCCAAAGATACCCATACTTGTAATAAGCATTAATACAATGACTGCCACTGTCATGTAAACTTTCATCAAACGTGGCGCACGATGCCAGTTGGCCTTAAGCCAGCTTGCGCAGACTAGTTTACCAACCTCCAATGCTGATCCCATGATAATAATTGGAATCATTGCCGCAGAGAAAATAGCGGCCAAACCCACTACGGAGTAGTAGATTGCGACCGCTGAAATTGTTAAACCTGTAAGTAAGAGTAAGTATGCTAAAATCATAAGTTTATTTATCAGCGAAATTCCATGTATTACTGCTAGTTTTAAAACAAGCCCATTCTTCAAATGTACGCTGATCTGATTTTAACATAATAACGCTATAAATCCTACGACACATTTCACCGTTTACCATAGCAGTTACCATAACTTGCACCTGCCCCATATGGTATCCATCATCTGAATACCATTTAGTAGCCTCGCCGTTATCTAAACGATTAAGTGCAAAGAATACTGCTTGTTGATGTTTTCGACTGTCTTCTTTATTCAGACGACTAAACATACTTCGGTACGCATTAAAAATAATAGCTGGACCATGCAAGTCGTTTATCTCATTTTGATAAATGGGCTTGTCCCACTGTCCTGCGTGTGCAACATTACTGGTAAAACTAATGAGTATTATTGTTGCCAATAATTTCCCAAGTACCATCATATTTTTGGCAAGCATATCCCATTCCCTCAATTATACGTCCGCTAGGCAAACGATGTCTATATGGATTTTCAAAGCATTGTTTGGCAACGCCCATTTTCTTAATTCCAATTTGTTCAATTGGATCGTCATTGCATTTTACAAGAGTGTCACTCGAAACTGTTTCATTTCCACTTTTGCGAATTTCTTGACTAGTGTAACAGTATTGTTTGTATTGCTTTGGAGGAGCACTACTGCACCCCACCAAAGACAATACTGCTATTGCGAACAAGAGCTTGTTCATGTTATTCGCCTTTTGATTCTGCAACCAATTGATCGAATACAGTCTTCTTCATTTCAAGTTTGACGTATGTGTAATGACGTCCACCCATTGTAAAGTGACCTTTCTCACTCTTCACATGTCGACGAATTGCTGTGTCAGACACTTTGTAAGAGATAAAAGTACGTGATGACTTTTTGTCATTTACAATTTCAATGGATGTTTCTGAATTAACTTTACCGTTAATACGTTTGGCAAAGTTGTTCATTGCAATGGCATCCATTTGCTCTTCGGCAGCTTGAGCATATTTGCTTTCGCCAGCACCGCAAGCATAGACATAGTCTTCTTTCCACCAGAACCAACCTTTAACGCCTTCTTGTGCGCAATCCTGATACCAACTGGGTTGAGCATAAGTTTTACGGTCGGGAATGTCTTTCATTGAACCGCAAGCGGTAAGTGTTGCAATAATGGGGATTAAAATAAGTTTTTTCATTTTGAAGACTCCTGAACAGTTTTAGTAGCTTCTTTAGCCACTTCCGATACCAACGCTTTGCCTTGATTGCTTACGAACGAAACTCCGCTCGAAACCAAATTAACGACGAATGTCGGTGCTAGAATAACCAGCGCAAGAACAACAATCCATTTAGTCATTTCAAACTCTCTTTCTGTGTGTGTTAATAAAAAAGCCTCTGTAGTATGTATTATACGACAAAGGCTTCGTTATGTCAACGGTTTTGGTAAACCGAATTATTTGAAAAATATCAATGCTAGTAAAACTGCTTGAAGTATAAAACCAATTCCAATTGTTGCTACATTAAGCATGTCTCGGGCAATAATTGCTCTTGCAAATAGTAGGGTTAGACCTCCCCAAATTAACAAAATAATATCAATCCCAGGTAACTTATCAGTTAGTCCCATACCAACTGCTAAAAAAGTTGGAATGGTTGAACAATGTAACACAATGTTTGCTAACCAACCTAATGTTTCTGTTGAAACTGAATGAGCCTTCTCTTGAATAAGGCCAATCAATTTATTTGCCAATTGCTTAATTTCTTCCATGTTTTGGATCCCTGTAAAAAATGTGTCTTCCAATTTTGCCAATTTTTTCCTTGCCCCATTGTGGGTTCACGTAATCAGCATGATAATACAATGCATCCTTCATTACGTCAAGTCTAAAATTTTCCAATAATACCTTCTTAGCCACTTTGTATGACTCGTCATACATTGCAGTGCTTCGGATTGGAGGTTTTCCGCCGTTTTGGCAATACCAGCTAAACTGGCAAACTACCCTTTCCATAAACACATTTTTTTGGTAAACAACTGCGCAGACATCGCTGGGAAATTTTCCTGATTCTGCTCGATTCATTGTTACCTGTGCCACTGCCACTTTGCCCTCAAACGGCTCGCTTGCCGCTTCGTGGTAAATGTTTTTGGCTAAGCAGTCCAGTTGTCTTTCTCTGTCTCTGATTGAGACTACATCTGCTGATGCGACAAACTGCGCTTCTTTTAATCTATCTATTTTGGCTATTGTGATTTCGGATACCGCAGTACCTACAAATACAATACCAAAAACTAAGGCTATAAGCCTAATTGCTTTTTCCATTTCATGTCTCCTTTGACTTGGTGTAGTTCAAAATTCAAACTACATTACATAAAGGGAGATGACTAACTACTTGGTCTCAAACCCAAAGCAGATTCTGTCTTCTCCATTAGCAACACTTGTTTATAGTTGGCTCATAACTCAACATCAACTGTTACCTTTGGCAAGCCTGGCATCCCGATCTTCGGGTTTCTAATTGGCCAAGACTCGCGGAACCGTTTCAGCTTGTGACATACTTTGGTTCTACTATCTTAGTTTCTTTCGAAACGATAAAATATATAGCTTCTTTTCGTTGATATTGGGTTAAAACGGGCCATTATCGACGCATTCTAGATATATCTACTGCTTCTTCATCACTAAACACAGGAACAGCGTTGCTCTTGTGCATTGTAGCAATACCTTTTACTTTGGTTCCAGTGTACACCTTAGCTGGTTTGAGTGTGGCATTACCACCTGTGTCCACACTTTTGATGTGTGCAGTGGTATTCCTACCTTCTGGAATTTTCAAACTGTAACTGCTGCTCAAACTAGGAGCAGATAACGCTCGTGTACGTTTTCTATCATCGGCCTCAATTCCCCATTTCTTTTGGAGAGCTTTCCAATCCGCATCTGCTTGTTCGGCTTTGCGTTTGTGTTCAGCACTGGGCCACTTGTGTTTGCCTTTTGGTTTACCAGTGAGGCTTAAACTGGGATGATGTAAGTGCATTGTCATAGAACAATTATACTACAAGTGTTGGGCAAAGTCAAGCCCAACACTTACCAAAATCATTCTATTATTTTGCTTCTTTTGCTTCGGAACGTGCATTCTTAACTGCGGTAACATCGTTACGAGTTTCTTTGCACAATTTGGCTAAGTCTTGACAATGTTTACGAACACGGGTGCCGGCAGCGCCAACTTCCTTGTCATAAAACTTTTCGAAGTCTGCTTCCATTGCCTCTACGATTTTGGTAAATTCTGCATGTTTATTTACTGACATAATAGTCTCCTTGTTTTATAGTTAGCTACCAGTGTCGAATAACACTGGCAATAATGAAGCAGTTTGTAATGATATATGTTAGAACAACAATCGTCCTAACTATAGCAACATGGTCTGCTTCTTGAACTGTTGCTCCAGCTTTTTCACCTAAGGCCCTAGCCCAAATTTTCCAAAACTTTCGAAACACTTTCATTCTTTAATTTTATATTATTTTTTGGCAAATGTCAACCTGCAAACACGTTTGACGATCCGCTTGAAATAGTTGCACCACAACCGTACGCATCTCCCAGTCTACCTATTGCTTTATTATTCACAAATACCGTTGAGGAAAAGGATGAAAGTCCAGGAGAATGACTTGGACAGGCTGGCGGCGCAAAGGTGTGGCTCTGCACTTGATCTGCTTGCCTTACTGCCCCAATGTTGTTTACTAATACATCGTCAGATCCTGCGTCAGTGGTAGTAGACCCTTGACATGTAGGATGATTTATAGATACTTGATCATTTCCGTTTTTCCTTGCGACTGCGGGCATAATTTTTCTCCTTAGGCCATTGCAATACCAGTAGTTCCTTGCATGTACTGATCAGCAAACTCTTTATCGGATGCTGCTACCACTGCAACTGCTGTTTTACTTAATTTAATATCTTTTTCTGGACTTACAGTAAACAAGTAAGGCATTAGTGCTGGACCTTTTGGGCTCATACCAATAACCGAAGGCTTGGATAACTTGTAAAAGTCGTTGCCTTCTTCTACCAATCTTGCTACTAGTTCTTCTCCGCTTGTTAGTTTTAAGGTGATCACTTCACCTGCTGTTACGCCTCGGTCAATTAACATATTATCCTTTCAGTGTGTTAAAAAAATCTTCGTCTTTACCTGCAAGGCCTTGATAGCCACCAGGAAGGAGAACGCCGTCCTTGAAAATTTGTGGAACACTACGCAGGCCTTGTTCCATTAGGAACTCTCGTGCGCCAGTGTGCTCCTCCATTTTAATTACTGTAAATGGAATATCTTTGCTTTCCAATAATGCCTTTGCTCTATCGCAAAATGGACAATTATTTTTACTGTAAACTGTGATCATGTTTCTCTCTTATAATGCTGGTAATGAATCGTAATCAAGTGCTTCGCTCATTACGCCAATAACGTAATTAGTACTTTCACTTTCTTGTAATGCTGTTTGTTTCTTGCTTGTGTCCACGTGCTTGTTGAACCAAGGAATAGGAGTTGACTTTGGTGCTGGGTTGTTATACTTGATGCCAATCTCTTTCAGTGCTCCAACTGCTGTAAAATCCACAAAGTCACGTAGGATGTTGGCATTAAGACCAATCACTGGTCCCATTTTAAACAAATAAGTGGCCCATTCTTTTTCTTCACGAATCACATCCATGTACAAACTATATACTTCTTGTTCACATTCTGATTTAGCTTCAGCAAATCTTGTGTCTTCTTTGACCACTTGATTAATCAAGTAAGCTGTCCAGCCTTTGTGTAGCAGTTCGTCTTGTAGAATCAATGAGATAATGTTGCCATTGCCAATAAAGATCTTGTTCTCTACCATAGCCAAACTGGTAGCAAACGATACCATAAAGCGGAAAGCTTCTAATGCGTAACTAGCATGTAATGCCATCCATATCGCTTTAATGTATTCTTTTTCTAGAATAGTTTCACCCAATTGTTTGCGACAGTTGATAACATGTAGTGCTTCATAGTAGTTACCTACACTGGAGGCCATGTCAACAATTTCTTTAGTGTCGTGGATGGTGTTGAATACATCCTTTGGTACATTATAAATGTTACGAATAATATGGCTGTAGCTCTTACTGTGAATGTTTGTTTCAAAGAATGTCCAGTTGTATACTAGTGCTTCTAGTTCAGGCAAGCTGATCACTGGCATAAAAATTTGACTTGGTCCACGGCCTTGCAAACTATCTAGTGCTGTTTGACGTAACAAGTTACTGGTGAAGATATGTTTAATAGTATCGCTGGCATCCTTAAAATCATTACTGTCTTTGCTTAAACTAATTTCTTCTGGTTGCCAAAAGAAGCCACGTGCTGTTGCTTCAAAGTCTGCAATCTTTTTGTATTTGACTTCTTCGAATCTCTGTATGGTTACTGGACCTGCTGGGTCCAAAAACATCTTGCGATTGAGATAGTCTGTTTTTGTGTTTAAATTGTATTGTTGTTTTGACATTTTATTTTGTTCTTTTAGTTAATTTGTATTCCAGCTAACACCCATCCGCCGGCAGATTTTGATTTGGTCATGTTCCAAACTTCTGTAAATGCTTCGGCTTCTGCACCTACTGTATCTTGTATTGAGCCAGTAAATTCTACACTGGCTATGTAATTGGCATCAGTTTCTTCTATGCCCAACAGTTTTGCTGACAATGATATCACTGCTGTTCTATACTCTTGGGTGTTATCTCGATCCGCTAATTGCTGTTGTATCTCTTTCAACATGTCATCAGTCATCATGTTGCTGAGAGTAGCTGTGTCAGCACGATCCCATGCGCCTTGCAATAAAACAAAGTGTTGTTTGGCAGCTGACTCAAAACCTGCCACATCAAACCCTGCAGGAATTGTCCATGTGGCGTTTGTGGCCAATGCCGATCCAATCATTGAACCTCCTTGGAATCTTGTGGGTTGGTTGACTTCCGGGATGGCCTGTGGACCTTGATAAGCCAGGTTGGGTGAATTAGCCATCACACGCTTGCGCATGAACCAACCTATTGCCCCTAATACTATAGCGCCAATCAACAAGACCATTAAGATATTACCAAACGCTTCTCCCAATCCTAAACTACTGGCCAACCATGCTAGACCTAATCCTGCTGCCAATCCACCCAACATGGCGCCCCATGGGCGACTTGGTGCGGGTGCTGGTGTAGCCTGTGGCGGTGCGGCTTGTGCTGGCGGTGTTGCCTGTTTCTTGCTCACATTGGAACTTTGTTGTCCCACGCTTTTTCCGCCACCCATGCGTTTACTGGCTTCTGCACTCACACTGGCAAAAGCCAAGACGCTTACTAATAAAATTGCAAATAATTTTTTCATATTATCTCCTAGTATTTTCCTGATGCAAGCACTATCTTGCAAATGTGTTCTAATCTTTCTATATGCTCATATGCACGCCAAGGACTTGTATCGATAGCCACAACACCGTGTCCTTTAATTCCCACAATGTCATAAGCAATGTTGCCGTCTCGATCTAATTGTAACATTGTATGGCACTGGTCTGCAAGTTCTTGACTGATGGGTGCCACATCGCCTACATTGGGTGCTACGCGAGTATAACGGTTAAGTTCTGGAAACGCATTACTGATGGTACTTAAATCAATTCCGGCATGCATGGCAGCAATACAGTAAGTGGGATGAACGTGTACTACTACTCGAACATCATTACTGTGTTGCCCCATTTCACGTTGTAGACCAAAGTGTAACGGAAGTTCTCCACTAGGCTTTAATTTAGCACTGATATCTGAATAAGGAAGATCGCGCCAGTTATAATTAAAAGATGCAGTACCGCTACCACTGTGAATAGTTCTATCAATGCTGATCTTCTTAAACTGATCAGGTTGAAGTGTTTGTTTACGCACACCACTAGGTGTAATATAGAAGTGGTCACGGTCATGATGACGTATTGACACGTTACCATCTCGACTGGTAATCCAATTGCGTTTGTACGCATCTAACATCACATCACATATTGTTTCTAACATTATTTTATACTCTAAAACTTTCGCCACATCCACAACGATCACGTTCATTGGGATTGATAAAATCAAATCCCTCATTGAGCCCGTTACGCACCCAATCCATTGTTAAACCATTTAGATAAGCTAGGCTTTTTGCATCCACTAGCACAACAAAGTCTTTTTGGGCAAAATTAGTTACACCCACTTCGGCTATGTATTCGTCCACATATTCTATAGTGTATGCCAGACCACTGCAACCTGTGGTTCTTACACCTATGCGTATGCCAACACCTTTGCCGCGCTTGTCCAAATTTTGTTTGATGCGTTTACTTGCTGTGTCGGTTACGATAATCATTTACGGCCGCTTTGATAGCATCTTCTGCTAATATACTACAATGTATCTTCACTGGTGGTAATGCTAGTTCTTCAGCAATCTCAATGTTTTTAATTGCTCCAGCTTCGTCAAGTGTTTTGCCCTTGACCCACTCTGTAACAAGCG